GGGCGAATTTATGATGCCTCTGACGCATTTAGCGTATTTGTATGTAATAAATGTGGATTGATTGCTTCATTTAATAATAAAGAGCATATTCATTATTGTAATACTTGTGGAAATAGAAATGATTTTAAATATGTGGAAATACCGTATGCTTGCAAACTTATGTTTCAAGAATTAATTACGATGAACATTGCTCCGCGAATTATGTGTGAGTAAATTTGTTATTTAAACAACTATTTATAAGATTAATAATTTAGTAATATTTTTTTTCTTTATTTTCCTTATTTTCCTTATTTTCTTTATTTTCTTTATTTTCTTTATCTTTATTTTCTTTATTTTCTTTATCTTTATTTTCTTTAAAATAAAATAAAATATATATAGTAATAATATATTATGATATTTGATAAAAACTCACTAGGTGGAAAATCAAATATTGGACAGCCTATGTTACACGGTTCAATGGATGGAGGTGGCGATAGGGCATTAAGTCGCAAATATTTATCACGTGCCTTTGGTAATATGTATAATAAAGGTCTAGACACCTCTCCATTGCTTTACAACAATAATGTATTAGGTCCTTTTAGAACTGCTTATAATGCTGGAGATGTTATAACAAATAATAATGTTGCAACAAATATTATTTACGGACGCGAGTCTAATCAAGTAGGTGGAAATAATTTGTCAAGACTACAAGTTAGAGGTGATGGAATAAGTGGTCAAAATGGTGTAGCAATGTATTCTGGTAATCCTAAATTTGTTCACGCTGGTTCCGATTATATAAGATTTAAGAAGTTACAAGCATTAAATAAAAATTTTAACGATTGGACTTATGGAGGTGCTAGTAATTCTCAATCACAGCATGCTATAAATAGAGTTAGAAAATAAAATATATATATTAATCTATTTAGTATATTAAGCTAAGTTTATAATATTTTTTATATTTATAAATATTATAAATGGAGCAAGAAGCAAATAATGAAATTATGCCCACGACCGATGTTAATGAGGCAGTAGTCGAGGCACAAGTTGAGCCAGTAGTTGAGGCAAGTGTTGAGGCAGTAATTGAGCCAAGTGTTGAGCCTGTAATTGAGGCGCAAGTTGAGCCAAGTGTCGAGGCAGTTATTGAGCCAAGTGTTGAGGCAATTATTGAGCCAAGTGTTGAGGCAGTTATTGAGCCAAGTGTCGAGGCAGTTATTGAGCCAAGTGTCGAGGCAGTTATTGAGCCAAGTGTTGAGGCGCAAGTTGTGCCAAGTGTTGAGGCAGTAGTTGAGGCACAAGTTAGTCCAAGTGTTGAGGCGCAAGTTGAGCCAAGTGTTGAGGCAGTTATTGAGCCAGTAGTTGAGGCAGTTATTGAGCCAGTTATTGAGCCTGTAATTGAGGCACAAGTTGAGCCAGTTGTTGAGGCAGTAGTCGAGGCGCAAGTTGAGGCGCAAGTTGAGCCGGTAATTGAGGCGCAAGTTGAGCCAAGTGTTGAGCCAGTAGTTGAGGCGCAAGTTGAGGCAAGTGTTGAGGCAGTTATTGAGCCAGTAGTTGAGGCAGTTATTGAGCCAGTAGTTGAGGCAGTTATTGAGCCAGTAGTTGAGGCAGTTATTGAGGCACAAGTTGAGCCAGTTGTCGAGGCGCAAGTTGTGCCAAGTGTTGAGGCAGTTATTGAGCCAGTAGTTGAGGCAGTTATTGAGCCAGTTATTGAGCCTGTAATTGAGGCACAAGTTGAGCCTGTAATTGATGCAGTAGTTGAGCCTGTAATTGATGCGCAAGTCGAGCCTGTAATTGAGGCAGTAGTTGAGGCGCAAGTTGAGCCAAATGTTGAGCCAGTAGTTGAGGCAGTTGTTGAGGCAGTAGTTGAGCCGGTAATTGAGGCGCAAGTTGAGCCAAGTGTTGAGGCGCAAGTTGAGCCAGTTGTTGAGGCGCAAGTTGAGCCAGTTGTTGAGGCAGTAATTGAGCCAAGTGTTGAGGCACTAGTCGAGCCAGTTGTTGAGGCGCAAGTTGAGCCAGTAGTTGAGGCGCAAGTTGAGCCAGTAGTTGAGGCGCAAGTTGAGGCAGTTGTTGAGCCTGCAGTTGAGGCGATAGTTGAGGCGCAAGTTGAGGCAGTTGTTGAGCCAAGTATTGAGCCACAAGTCGAGGCAGTAGTCGAACCTGTAACTGAGCCAGTAGTTGAACCTGTAACTGAGCCAGTAGTCGAGCCTCAAGTTGAGGCGCAAGTTGAGGCGCAAGTTGAGCCAGTAATTGAGGCGCAAGTTGAGCCAGTAATTGAGCCAAGTGTTGAGCCAGTAATTGAGCCAAGTATTGAGGCAGTAGTTGAGGCGCAAGTTGAGCCAAGTGTTGAGGCAGTAGTTGAGGCACAAGTTAGTCCAAGTGTTGAGCCAGTAGTTGAGGCGCAAGTTGAGCCTGTAATTGAGCCTCAAGTCGAGGCGCAAGTTGAGCCAGTAGTTGAGGCACAAGTCGAGCCTGTTGTTGAGGCGCAAGTTGAGCCAAGTGTCGAACCTCAAGTCGAACCAATAGTCGCGCCTCAAGTCGAGCCTAGTGTCGAACCAGTAGTCGAACCTAAAGTCGAACCAAAACGAATTGATGCAATAAATAATTATTTTTTTAGAAGTATAACTTCTTTAGTAAAACAAAAATTTAATGAATCTCCCAAGTTTATGAGAATGTTTTAGAGAGATTTAGAAATAAATAATTATATCTTTTTATTATATAATAATACTTATATAATAATAATGTCAAAACACATTTCAAAGAATATGCCTTCAAATGGTAGCAATGTTACAGATAGAACAAGCACATTTATTTTAGGAAGGAAAGCGTTTAATTTTTCTTCTCATAATTCTGAAAATTTAAAGAAAAATGCTGACTATAGCTTAGTAACAAATAAATTAACATCAAATGTGTGCGCAAAGCCTTTAGAAAATATGAGCAGTGAATTAAGAATACAGCGTTTAAGATTAGCAACAATAGGAAATTCATCAATGATTTTAAAAAACGACAATGATTTTATACAATTAAATGGAAAAAATCAAGATGTCAATTATGTTAATAATGTATTAAGTAGAGTGCGAGGAGGCGGATATCGCGCACCAAAAAAAGGTAAATAATGGCAAAAAAGTTAATATATTAAAACTATTTAGAGCTAAAATTGTATTTATAATGAATATACGTTATTAATACAATACTATGACACTTGTAGAAGAATATTTAGAACATACTAAAAACTACAAGGAAGTTTATGGAGACAAAACATTGGTGCTGATGCAAGTTGGCAGTTTTTACGAATGTTATGCTATTAAAAAAGGTGAAGGTATTTATGAAGGAAGTAATATTGTGGATTTTGCTCAAATTAATGATATGGTTATAGCGCACAAGAATACAATGATTAATGATGAAAATGTTGTAATGGCTGGATTCGGGCTACCTCAACTCGATAAATATGTAAGACGTATGCTAAATAATGGATATACTGTCATTATTTATGCTCAAGACTTACAAATGAAAAATACAAGTCGAAGTTTAGTGGGTATATATTCTCCAGGAACATATTTTGATACTAATGACAACACTAACTCTGACAGCGAAAACTCGAATAACAACACCAATTTAAGCAATAATACACTATGCTTGTGGATACATTATAGCAAGCCAAATAAATTTGTTAAAAATGAAACACTTACTATTGGGCTAAATATTATTGATATTTTAACAGGAAAACTAGTAAATTATGAATATTCACAGCCTTATGAGAATAGTCCAACTACTTATGACCAATTAGAAAAATACATTTCTATTTATAATCCGAGTGAAGTAATTATTATTAGCAATAAAATGAATAGCAACGAATCAAATAGCAACACATATATTGATGATGTTATTAGTTATGCTAATATTAATGCACAAAAAATACATAAAGTATATTTAGATGAAAAAGAGGTTACAATTAATAGAAATGCGAGTGTTAGCAAAGCAGTCGAGAGTTTTGAGAAAATAGCTGCCAATTGTGAAAAACAAGTATACCAAGAAACGCTTATTGACAAAATATATGGCGCGGGAGCATATAGAACAAATTTTGAATTTCAAAATTATAGTATTGCAAATCAGAGCTTATGTTTTCTCATTGATTTTATTGACAAACACAATCCTGCGCTAATTAAACACATTGATTTTCCGTGCTTTGAAAATATTAATTCTAAATTAATATTGGCTAATCACTCTCTCAAACAGTTAAATATGATTAGTGATCAGCGTCATAATGGTAAGTTAGGTTGTGTAGCAAACTTTTTAAATAATTGTATTACAAATGCGGGTAAGCGTAAATTCAATTATGATTTATTACACCCTATTTGCGCTAGCGCTAGTTTAAATGCTAGTTATGATGTTACAGAGCATTTATTAAAAACACAATTTTATAAAACAATTAGGGAATATTTATTAAACGTGAGAGATATTGAAAAAATAGATAGAAAGCTTGTGCTAGGTAAAATTGAACCGCGTGATTTTGCAAGCTTGTATAATAATCTCTCTAATGTTTCAACATTATTTGAGAAAATTACTTGTATAGAGGAAAATAAGGAACTAGCACTTTACATTGGCAATATTATTAATTATGACATATGCGAAGCTTGTAATAAAATTAATAATTATATTGCTAATGTGTTTGAACTTTCAAAGCTTAATGTACTAATCGATAAGTTAAATAATAATGATTTAGAGTCTATGTTTTTTATTAATCAAAACTATAATGCAAATTTAAGTAAACTTTATAAGCGTTGTGTTGACTCGCGACAACAATTAGAGGCAATCGCGTTTTTTTTCTCTAATTTATTAATGGAATATGAAAAATCGAAAACAAGCGCTATTAGCAAAGCCAAGGCAAAAGCAAAAACATCCAAAAATAGCGACTATATATCAAATCCGCCGTTGCAAAACGATGATGCAGTTAGTGGTGGCTATATTAAGTTTCACGAAACTTCTAAAAATGAGGTTATGCTAATTACTACAAAGCGACGCGGAGCAATTTTAAAGGAAATTATACAAAAGATTATTGAAAAGTCGGGAACAAAATATGAATATATTAATTATACTTCAAAATATAGTAAATTTGGCGAAATTATTGAAATCGATTTGTCGAGCATATTATTCAAAAATCACGGTTCTGCTAATTCAAATATTATTGTTTATTCGCAGCAAATCGATAGCATATGTTATGACATTCAAAATTCACGAGAAGAGCTAATAGAAGAAATTAATAGCAATTATAAAGCTATTTTATGTGAATTCAAAAACATCATATATAATGTTGTAACAAATACAAATGTAAGAAATACAAATGTAAGTAATACAAATGTAAGAAATACAAATGTAAGAAATACAAATGTAAGTAATACAAATACAAATATTAAAAACGAGAGATTTTCTCTACTAGGCAAAATCTCTCAATTTGTTGCACTAAGCGATGTATGTTATGTTAAAGCATATAATGCGCTAAAGTATAACTATTGCCGTCCTGTTATTGATGAAAGCGAAGGCTGTAACAAATCATATGTTAATTTTAAAAAAATTAGACATTGCTTAATAGAGCAATTAAACACTAATGAATTATATGTGACAAATGATTTAGAAATTGGGGCGTCTAATAACGGACTATTATTATATGGAACAAATGCTGTAGGTAAAACTAGCTTTATAAAATCGATTGGTATTGCGCTTATTATGGCGCAAGCGGGTATGTTTGTGCCGTGTGAAGAATTTACATATTATCCATATGAATATTTATTTACTCGACTATTAGGTAATGATAATATTTTCAAAGGTCTCTCTACGTTTGCTGTAGAAATGTGCGAATTGCGAACAATATTGAAAAATGCTAATAGTAAAAGCATTATTTTAGGCGATGAATTATGTAGTGGAACCGAATCGACGTCTGCACTAAGCATTTTTGTTTCGAGCTTAGAGAGATTACACACTTTAGCTAGCACCTTTTTATTTGCAACTCACTTTCACGAAATTTTAGAATACGAAGAGGTGAAAAATCTAGATTCTATGAAAATATATCATATGAGTGTATTGTTTGACCGTGAGCAAAAGACATTAATTTATAATAGAAAATTACGTACAGGACCAGGACAGTCTATGTATGGGCTAGAAGTTTGTAAATCGTTAGACTTACCCGAAGATTTTATTGAGCGGGCATATGCTATTAGAAATAAATATAATAAATCTAATATTAGTGTGTTAGAAGCGAAAAAGAGCCGTTATAATGCAAATAAATTGCGAGGAATGTGTGAATTATGTAATAACAACGAAGGGACAGAAGTCCATCATTTACAATACCAGAAAAATGCAAAAGATGGAATTATAAATGGGGAGTTTAATAAAAATCATAAAGCCAATTTAATAAATATATGCGAAACTTGCCATAATAAAATTCATAGTTCAAGCCAAGAATTTAGAATAACTAAAACCACTAATGGCTATAAATTGCTCGAATTGTAAATAAAAATATTATATTAATGTAATATGGAAAAATCTCCAAAATCTCCAAAATCTCCAAAATCTCCAAAATCTCCAAAAAAACAAGTAGCAACATACATTATTTCAGCACATGGAACTATGCTCACATCTATATTAGGCAGTCCACAAACAAAAAAATATTTTGCTATTACTATACCAGAAAATGTTGAACTATATACACATGATACTTTAGGAAAGTGTATTCCGATGTATAAAACAGAGACGGATTTAATATGTAAAAATTATAAAGAACACCTACAGTCGTCTCTTAGTCCTGCTTTTAAGTTTAGTCATGAACATGGAGAAGTTAATAAATTTCCTGAACTCTTTTTTACACCTGATGGTAATACTCCATCGCATTTTTACACAGGTATAACACATTGTATTCCAGAAGCACTTAGAACAACCAGTTCAAGAAAAAAAGAAATAATTTATAATATTGATGCTAAAAATACAAAAGATTGTGCATGTAGATCAATTGTTTCTAATAGTATTGATTTACCTTATGATTGTGAGAAAAAATATAGCCAATATTACAAGGATCAATTAAGAGATTACAAATATGATCCTAATAGTAATACTAGTAAATGTGGTCCAATTTTAATGAGCGAAGCTGTAAAAGTTATTAAAGCACATTGTGATACATATTATGAACCCAATTGTGTAATTAAAATTTATATATTTTCATGTTTGGGTGAAACGGATTTAAAAACATTAATTGATGGTTATAAGAGGTCATATAACTATACAAAACAAGTAGCAACTCCTTATTATAAACCAACACAAGACGCGCTAACACGAGACACTGCACTGGTTTGTACTCCTTTAAATAGTTCACCATCTTGTATTAGTGAAAGGCCTCCAACATACAACCCAGAACCAACTAGTGTAAGACTTGTAACACCAGACACTATTCTTTCACCAAATAGTGTAAGACTTTTACCATTAAGCAGTGCTCTTCCACCAAATAATGTAAGACTTTTACCATTAAGCAGTACTCTTCCACAAAGTGTTAAGCAAATTAACCCAATAACAAGGCTTAAAGACTTAATTTCACTACCCATAGTATTACCAGAAGCACCAACATTTGAACCACCCATAATATATTCACAAAGTAAAGTTAACTTAAATAACTTTTATTATGAAGTTAGTGAACCAAAAAATAATGCACTTACAAAAGTTGTTCTTACAAATTATGTAGAAAATCTATCAGACTTTAAAGCACTACCATTAATAAAATCGCATCTATCTAAACATAGATTTAGTATAGAATCTAAAAAATTTGACTTTATAACTTATAAAGACGCATATATGGAATTTACTAGCGAACAACATGCCAAGCTTTATGGACCACGACATAAAAGAATTGAACAATTACAAAAAACACATAGAGCATTGAGCAGAAGTGATAATCTTGGTTTTTATTTAATGAATGCGATAAGTAAAATTAGAGCGGAACGCGGTGATGACATTGATATTTTGCCCGAATTCAATACAATTAACTTCGTTCGTCCATTTACTAAAAGCGTTACAGATAGTGAGTTAGTTGATAATGAGTTAACTACTAGAGTGTATTATGAATTAAAAAAATTAATAGCACTAGAAAAAGCAAAAAAATTAGGAGAGGGTCGTCGTCGTAAAAAAACATTACGTAAAAAATACAAAAAACCAAAAAAAACTAAACACATAAGAAGAAGAAGATTTACACATAATCTTAAGAGCAAAAAACACACAAAAAAGTAGTATAAAAATAATAAAATATTTTATTATTATAATATGGAACAATCTCCAAAATCTCCAAAATCTCCAAAATCTCCAAAATCTCCAAAATCTCCAAGAAAACAATTAGCAACATACATTATTAATTCACACGGAACTATTCTTACAAGCGAGTTCGGAGATAGTGATAGCGCATTAATAACAAAAAAGTATCATGCTATTAATATACCAAAAAATGTGGAACTATATACATTTGGTAATTTAGGTAATTGTATATCCTCTTATGAAGAAGAGGCAGAATTTTTTTGTGATATATATCCAGAAAAATACAAAACAAGACTAAGAAAATCTATTAATCCCGCTTTTAAGTTTAGTCACCAACCTGGAAAAACAAACAAATTTCCTGAACTATTTTTAACACCCGAACAAGAATCTCCTGTGGAATTTTATTCGGGTATAATACATTGTATTCCACAAGCACTTAGAACGCCTGGTTCGCCCGGAAAAGAAATTATATATAATATTGATGCTAAAAATACAAAAAACTGTGAATGTAGTTCAATACTCCTAAGAGAGGGTGCACACGCCTATGATTGTGATGCAAAATACAGCAACTATTATAAAGAACAATTAAGAGGTTACAAATATAATTCAACTACTAATACTAATATTAATAGTTGCGGTCCAATTTTGATGAGCGAAGCTTTAAAAGTTATTCAAACGCATTGTAATACACATTACAATTCGAATTGTGTAATACAAATTTATGTAATAGCTTGTTTGGTAGAACAAAATTTACATACATTAGTTAGAAGCATTAGAGATGCATATAGAAACGCAGAGCAAAGAGTTAGGTATGGCGAAACAAAATTAATTAGCACTAAAGAAACTAGTCCTCAATTGTGTTTAGCGGAAAATAGTCCACAGTTTTGTGTCGCCGAAAAGCCTCCAACACAAGTTTCTAGCGACACAACAGCTTTATACAGTTTATTAGGAACTACTATTAAACCGAGACCAAATAGTATTGAACCAATTAGCGTTGAGTTGATTAAAGATGATTTGCTACTAGCTTTATTAGGAATTTCTAACACAAAAGATCCTATAGAAAAACAGAAAGACATTAATACAAAGGAATCTTATTATGACACTATGACCCATAATACATTTGCTAAGGTTGACAAACAAAATGTTGTAGAAAGTTTAGATGACTTTAAAGCTACTCCATTAACAAACCCTCTATATGATACTCACATATTTATGTATAATGCTAAAGTATTTAAGATTAAAACGTTTAAAGGTGCGTATATGGAATTTAGTCAAGACTATCATGATAAAGTTAGTGGAACATTTGAAGAAAAATCTAAAAAATTAGAAGAAAAATATAGAGCACTCACCAAAAATAAACTGCATAATCACGTACAAGAAGCATTAAACAAATTTAGGGTTAAATATGATTACACTGATGATGATTTATATGGAGACAATGATATTACTACTCCTACTCCTAATGAACTTGATATTTTACCTAAGATTAATGAAATCAACTTAGCACTACCATTTAATATTACAACAACCAGTAAGTATCTTCCAATTAATATAGCCGAAATAATATATACACAATTATTAAAATTAATAGCACTTGAAAAAGCAAAAAAATTAGGACAGGGTCGTCGTCGTAAAACATTACGCAAAAGAAGAAAAGACCCTTATCCTTATGCAAAGAAAAAATCAAAAAGAAAAATGCTATAAAAAAATTGATTTGAAGACTTATTAAAAATAAGTACTATAGACTCATTATATTATAGATGACCGAAACATATAATAAAGGAACTGGTGCAGGCGGTTCAAATACCAATCATAATGGTATTGCGTTTGAAATGAAGACAGATAATGAACACCGGCTTATTTCAAATGGGTTTGTTCGTAAAAATATTAGTGGAAAGGAAAAGACAAAATATGGATATTATCTCGAAAAACTAACACCCACACATATAATTCATTATGTTAAGCAAAACGGATTTAAAAATTATATGTATCAATTTCATCAAAAAGAACTTTTTAGAGAAGTGGATGAGGCATATATTATTATAGATAATATTACTCGCGCTATTTGTGTAAAGATTTTGGAAAAGAAAAACCAAAACAGTAGCGGTAGTGTGGAAGATAAGTTATGTCTTGGTTCTTATTTTAAGTTTGTGGAGTATCCGACTTGTTTGGGTAGCAGTTTTAAAGTAGAATATGCATTTTGTATTTCAACATTTCTAAAAAATTTATATAATTCAGACCATTTAAAATGGAAAATTCTTAATGAATCAAATAGAAAAAATAATATTCCTGTATTGTTTGGAGATGATGATGATTATTATTCTAAACTTGATGAGTGGCTTAATGATTATTAATTAAAACTTCATTTGTTTGTGTATTGGGTTTTTTGGAATGTATTGCTCTTCTGCATACTATAATTTTTGTATTATATGTAGGCGACGTAAAAGCATCTTTCACAAGTTGAACGTTTGAGTTACTCATTAACATTTTAACATTTTTTTCTTTCATTGCTTTACATTCTTTAAATAACATATTATGATTATCTAAATTAAAACCATCATATGTATATGATACAAATGATTTGTTATTTTCCGGTGCATAAGGCGGGTCGAGATATACAAAATCACCATCACCAATTTTACTTAAAGCATCGCTAAAATTACAATTAATAAATATTACATCTTTTATTAGATTAGATACATTTCTTATATGCTCTTCATCTAAAATAGATGGATTTTTATAGTTTCCAAATGGCACATTAAATCCGTTAGGTCCTTCGCGATATATTCCACGAAAGCATGTTTTATTCATAAATAATAACATAGCAGAAGCACTTATGGAAGTCTTTTCTTCTTTTGATAATGAGTTAAATTGTTTTCTAATCCAAAAATAATAAGATTCAGGAGAGCTCAACGCTTCTTCAATATTAGATGCTTTACGATTTACATCGGCTCCTTTACATTTTTCAAACTCTTGTATTATTTTTTTCACTTCATTTATTAGTAATTCTGGATTTGATTGAATATTTTTATACAACCCTATAAGATTTGAGTTTAAATCACTAGCATAAATAGAGCCGTTTATTTTAATATTACCGCACGCTTTATATGTGAGTAAAGCAAGAAGAACACTACCACCTCCTAAAAATGGCTCATAATAGTTATTCATAGTATTTGGAAAAAGCTCTATTATTTCATTGATTATTTGTGTCTTTCCTCCAACCCATTTTATAAAAGGTTTTGTTATTGTTAGCTCCATTATTGTTTTATATATATTTTTATTGTTAAATAAATCTTCAATTTTATTAGAAAAAAATAAATCTATTATTTACATTATTTACAATATTTATTCTTCAACTACTTGTACCTTTTTACACCTAGGCAGTTTAACTTTAGTAGTTTTCTCAATTAATGCAATTTGCGCATTACTAGGTAGCTCTTTATTACATTCCCACCTAGACAGCATTTGTTGTGAAACTCCCAATAATGCAGCAAATTGTTTTTGGTCTTTATTTAATGTTAATCGCGATTGAGCAATTAACTTTCCAAGAGGTTCATTGCTAACTAGTTGCTTAACTACAATAGGCTTAGGCTTATGCGGAATAGAGCTTTCAAATTTAACACTCTTTTTAGCATTTAAAGCAACAGCATTCCAATCTTGATGTTCCATAATTAGTAATAATATATTAATACTAATATATTTATAACTAATCAATTTTATTAATACATAATATATTATAAAATATTATATATTATAAAATATTATATATTATAAAATAATATATATTATAATATAATATGTTTATTAATGTTGGTAAATCATTATATACTATAATATGTGTATTGATTGCAATTATAATACTAATGATGGTTTTAAGTTATTTTAATATAAATTTAAACCCTAATGAAAATGCTAATATTAAATTAAATAGAAGCGCCGTTTTTGAAGGTTATGGCAAAGTTGACGCAGCCAAAGATTTAACTTTAATTGCTGGTCCAGACTAATTAATAATTAAGTATTAAAATTGAATTTTATATAAATATAAAATCTTTATATAAAACATATAATAACATAATGATTATTCCTGTAAAATGTTTTACTTGTGGAAAAGTTTTAGCAAATAAATATCGCTATTATCAGCGCGAAGTTCAAAAACGAAAAATTGATAAATCTATGGAAGTTAATAAAGTATTATATTTAACAAAAGAATTTATGGATAAAACACCAGAAGGCGAGGTTTTAGACATTTTGCAATTAAAGAAAAGTTGTTGTAGGAGGCATATGATTACTCACGTTGATATTGAATAATATATAACTTATAAAAAATATAGTGCGCTTAGTTTCTATTTTAGTTAATTTTTTTAGTTAATTTTTATTAGTTAATTTTTTATTTTATCTTATTATATTATAATATATGAATAGAAATAGTAGTAAATTGCGCAAAAAATTTAATAGACGCACTAAAAAAAAACACACACATCGTAAAAATAAAAATAAATATAAGGCTAATATAATACTAGAACAAAGGTTTAAAAATTTGAATGCTAAAACTGTAAAAGCACTGCAAAAAAAATTTAGAAAAGAACATTTATTACTTAAAAACAAAAATATAGTAAATAGAGAACAAATAGGGTGCTCTAGCAATAAAAAATTAAATGCTAGACAGCAAATAGGATGCTCTAGCAAAAGAAATATTAGTGGAGGATTTGTTGGTGGTAGTTTATATAATACCCTGTATGGAAATCCTCAACTTCCAAGTGGTGATCCTAGTGAACAACGTCTTTTAGGAGCTGATGCTGTAAAACCATTTACTTTTTAAATAGTTTTCTTAATATAATTAATATTTATTTTTCTTTTTAAATTGTTTTCTTAATATAATTTTTTTAAACAAATTTTTTTGTTGTTATAAATTATAATATGGCTTATACAAATAAATTTGTAAAAGATTTTAAGAATTTATGTACTCCCGCTTTTATTTATTTATTTATTTCTGTATTTATTTTTATAGTAATAGCAATACAAAATTTTGGAAACACTACAAAATATTGCGTGGGGTATTTTGAGTGCGAGTTACCAAATACGTTTTTAGTATTTGTCTTTAAAGCTATTTATATTTTGTTTTGGACCTTTATATTAAACTCGTTATGCAAAGCAGGATATAAAGAAATATCGTGGTTCTTAGTATTATTACCGCTAATATTGTTATTTGTCATATTAGGTTTAATAATTATAACATATTCAGCAGCGCCTTTATTGTAAGTTGTAAGTAACTTATTATTTATTTAACTTATTACTAATATAAGTTAAATAAATAGTGCTTGGTAACCAACTATTTTATTGATCTTTAATAACAATTGTTTTCATATTTTCACTTTTTTCATTATTTACTTTTTCAACATTTGAAGATGTGTTGCTAGTTATATTTTCTAATAATGTAGGTTCTTTTTGATTTTGATTTTGATTTTGATTTTGATTTTGATTCATTTCGGTTTCACTATTTATATTAGATTGTTCTTCTTTAGGAGTAATGCTTTTTTCAACATTCAAATCTTCTATTCCTAACTCATCGCTATTTACCACATCACCTATTTTAATAAGTTCATTTTCATCTTCATCTATATCTTGATATCTGCTAAATTCGTCTTCAGCACGTTTTATCGAATCAATAGTTACTTGACTTAATCCCTCATTATCATCATCTTCGTCGGTGCTTCTTGGTTTTTCTTCAAGAGCTCCTTTTTCAGCTAAATCTATCATTTCAGGCTTACCTTCTTCTTTTTCTTCTTCTATTATTTGTTTTGTTGTTTTAGGTCTTTCTCTAGACCTTATGCTTATGCTCTCATATTTTTTATTATAGTCTTCGCCCTCTTTTTTAGTTAATTTTGTTAGTTTTAAATTTTGAATTGTTTTAGCATAATTCATCGACGTTAATTGATCTATATTGTCTTCTGTAATAATACGCATCTGAATATTCATTACTTGTAACTCTTGCATTAATAATTTAAAACTATAAGGAACACGAACAATACTAAACGACTTGCCATATTTGGAAATGACTTCCAAATTCATAGTGTTTTCAAAATTCTCTGCAAACTTTAGAGGTCCGTCTGAAAATGGGCTAATAAATATATTCTTAGATTCGTTATATATAGCAATTACTCCGCTAGTGTTACATATTGCTACATAATAATCATCGCCCCTAGTCAACATAGACTCCTTTAAAAATGCAGTCGCACCGTGAGCTATAATGCCGTCCCGCTCCATTTCACCAATTCGTAATCCGCCATCATTGGCGCGACCTTGAACAGTTTGGCGGGTTATCATTGTTCTTGGACCTTGAGCGCGATAATTAATTTTGTCTTTTACCATATGCTTAAGGCGCATATAATAGCACGGACCCATAAAAAATTCCATTGTTAATTGTTCGCCTGTTTCTCCGCTATATAATAGTTCATTACCAGTCGAGCTATAACCCATATTTCGCAATAATGAGCCGTATAATTCGTGCTTAGGTCCTTTATTAACAAAAGCAGTACAATCACCAAATCCACCATATAAGGCACACGCTTTGCCCATTAGCGTTTCAACAAGTTGTCCTATTGTCATACGACTTGGAAGCGCGTGCGGATTAATTATTATATCGGGTCTTATTCCGTCAGCATTAAACGGCATATTTTCCTCAGGAATAATTAATCCTACTGTGCCTTTTTGACCGCATCGGCTACAAAATTTGTCTCCTTGTGCAGGTTGTCGCTCTTCCCTAATTCTAACTTTTGCTATTCTAAACCCTTCTTCGCCTTCTGTTATAAAAGCTTTATCAACATATCCCAATTGTCCTTTTTTGGGACTTATGGACGCATCACTAAAAGAATCATGATTAGTTATATTAGTTGTAACCTTTCCAATAACAATTTTTCGGTCGTCTAAAGGAGTATTTTCGCGTATTAATCCATTGGCGTCTAATAAAGAATAATCATAGCCGGGCTTTTTGCCAACAACATTTTTAGACTCAATATTGACAAATCGAGTGTCTATATTTGAACCGGCGACTTTTGTGCTCTCTTCACGTGATTCATACATATTAAAATACGTGGTGTTAAACATACCGCGATTAATTGACCCTTCATTAAATAATATTGAATCTTCAACATTATAACCGCCATAGCTTCCAATAGCTACAATAGCATTTACTCCGCAAGTATGTTCTTCGTTATACATATATTTTAAATAGCGACTTTTAACTAACGGTATTTGACCATTGTTTAACACTACTCCCATTTTATCAATCCTATTTTGATAATTCGAATTATATAAACTTACTGCTTGCTTACTTTGCCCACACGCAAATAAGTCGCGCGGTAGCGGATTATTTTCAGGAAACACGATTTGATTTCCCATAACTCCCAATATTAGCGAGGCGTGAATTTCGCAATGGCTTGTAAATTTGGTGATTTGCTCACTATAAGTTGCTATTAGTGCGGTTTCACTTTCGGCGGTGTCCAAATAGTCAATAATACCCGCTTTAGTCATTAATTCGTCTAGTGCATTTGTAGTTATTGATTTATCATATAAATCATTTAGGTTGAAAAAAACATTATTGGAATTAATAACATCACTAGTGCTAAAAGCCACTTCCCGTTTTTCAGAGTTATAGCTTTTAAATTTATTAAATCCAATTAATAACTCATTATAATTAAAATCATTAGAATACAATTTATTATACACATATTCGTTTTCATAACACGGTTTATGATTAACTAAATACAACACAGGCCTTGTCAATCTGCCAGAGTCAGTATATATATAAATGCTATCTTCCTTAACAGACCAGCTAATGCTTGTATATATTGGTATTAAACCAATGCGCCTATATTTTTTTAATAAATCTATAACTTCAACCGGTTTTGTAACAATACCGACCCAAGCACCATTTACAAATACCTTTGTAGAATGAGCTATATATTCTATCATACATTCACTCAATAATTCCATAAAAAAAACGGTTCTTAGCAACTCAATAATTGCTTTGCTTGAATAACCGCTTGTTATCATACAACCTAGCGACATATGTTTATGAAGTCCTACGTTTCCACCATCGGGAGTATCGACTGGGTCTATTATTCCCCACTGAGATGAATGTAATAGACGCGGGCCAATTACTTTAGCACTTGAGTCGAGAGGCAAATTCATTTTTCGTAAATGAGATAAAAAAGAATTATACGATAGCCGATTTAAATCTTGGACAACTTCGGGGCGTTTTGTATGCGCTTCTGACCCCCAGTTTCCTTTAAATGCTTTTCTAAATCCATTTTCTAAAATACGCTCTTTGAAATATTCTAAATAATTATTTTCGATTAAACTAATAAAATCTTTTTGATAAATGCCTTGCTTATAGTAATATTCTTTGTCTATTTTCTGAAAAATGTGCTTTTGTTGCAATGAATAATATTCTTTAAATAAATCATAAATAAGTGTTCCGGCTAGTTCTACTCTTTTAAATTTGAACGAGTCTCGGTCTGTGGGCTTCTTATCGTTTTTATAGACGTGCAATAATTCTTTTACCATATGCCCTATAAAAAACGCCTTATCGACTAAATTGCTCTCTCCAATATGTGGTAGCAAATAGTCCATTAATATTTCCATAATATGCGGAATTGTTTTTCCTTTTGTTAGTGTGGCTAAATATTTTAGTGCTACTTCCTGATTAAAAATGTTTCCGGCATCATATATAGAGGGAATAAATAGTGGAATATAGTTTTTATATTTTTCTAAATCTAGAAGACACATTTTAATTATTTCTTTGTCGCTTGTTATACCTAATGCTCTCATTAATATAAACAACGGCACCGGTTTGCGAACATTTGGAACATTTACTAATATTTGATTATTGCTATGTTTAGTGTCGGGTCGCAATATTCTTATACTCAATGTTCTAATTGGCTTTGATGCATCTTCTGAAACTGAGCGAATTTCCGCTGAGTGACTATATAGCTCATTAAAATCGGATTTAAAATATAACATATTATCTGCGAATTTTTCCTGACTTATGAGGACTTTCTCTTTACCGTCAATAATGAAATAGCCACCCCGGTCATTCCTGCATTCGCCCATATTAAATCTGGTAATTTTATCTAGACTATTTAAAATACATAAGTCCGAATTTAACATAATAGGAAATTTTCCTAAATAGATTTTTTCTAATAATGAGCGCGTTTCTACATATGCTCCGTCTTCATTCATTATATAATAAACTACTTCTACGTCGACGTGTAATGTTAGTGCATAGGTCATATTTCTTAATCGTGCTTCATTTGGAAACATATAATGTTCTCGCGTATCGTCATAAATTATAGGCTTACCAAAGTATATTAATTTGCCACTGCTACCACCTATATATAATTCTGCTTTATAGTTATATTCTTTTGTTTCTTCATCTTGTTCTTTCATTATTAATATTGGATTTTTCTCCCTGAAAATGTTATGTATTTTATTATTAAAAAAATCATTATACGATTCTAAATGATGTTTAACTAAAATATTTGGGTCTTGAGCGAAAAATTTATCGATTATTTTCCACGCTAGCTCTTCGTGATTAATAGTTTCATTTATTTTAGGCATAGCATTCGCATTAGCATTCGCATTTGCATTCGCCTTCATTTGTTCTTTTACTGGTTCTTTGCTAATTGGTTCTGGTTTCGCTTCGCTTATTGGTTTCGCTTCGCTTATTGGTTTCGCTTCGCTTATTGGTTTCGCTTCGCTTATTGGTTTCGCTTCGCTTATTGGTTCTGGTTCTGCTTCTGCTTCGCTTATGTTCGCTTCGCTTATTGGTTCGCTTATGCGCACAGATTTTATAGGCTTTTTACTTATAGGTTTTTCATTACTCTGCATATCTATATAATATAGTATTAATTAATAATAATATTTTATATGTTAATATTTTATATGTTAATATTTTTTGTTTTTATAGTTTTATAAGACATTTATATTCATTATTTTTTTCACTAGCATCATTGGCATCATTTAAATCGTTAAAATCATTAAAATCGTTATTTTTATTTTTACTTTTATTTTTCCTTACTAATAAATAATTCCATAAATTTTTAACTTTAGACTCTATAAAGCTAGGTTCTTCATTATTAACATTAAATAATTCATCTTCTATTGCTAATAAGGCATTAGCATTAGCAGTCGCATTACCATTTATTGACTGCATATATTTTACATAGTGCTCATAGTTCTTGTTAGATGTGCGAAATATTCTATAGTTTTTTTGGTTATAAAATGCTCTGCGCTTTTTAAATTGATTTTGAAATACTTCGTGACCATCTATAATATCTATTACTAATGGTTTGCTGTGCTTTTCTCTCAAAATCCGGCCAACAGCTTGAACAATATCGGATTTAGGACTAGCTAAAAGCAGGCTTGTCAAAGACTTAATATCTAATGCTTCAGCCGCCATACTAAAAGTAGCTAAAATAATAGTTTTACTTTCCGATTTTTTTAATTCGCTTTCTTTCATACCACCAATATAATATCCCACAGAAGCAACATTTTTATGAACTAGCGCGCTATATAAATAGTTTAGTAAGCATTTAGTTTGCGCTAATACAATAAATTGCTGATTTGGATTAATAAATAGTTCGCTTTGTAATACATACACAATAAAGTCACTGCGCAAATTTAAATTAGAAACCTTATTTACCATTGTGCTATATTTAACTTGCCCTCTAAAGTCGACTTCTACTTCATTATATTCATCATCATCAATAGTGAATTCTATTGCTTTTACTAATACGTCATCTTCTGTGCCTTTTTTACAATGTTTATAACAAATATCACCTAAATACATTTTAAACACATTTGTTAGTCCGTCTTTTCTATTCATTGTTGCGCTTAATCCAAGTCCATATAATGTATTGCATTTTTTTAAGCAATTGCAAAATACCTCACTAGACATATGATGACATTCGTCGTAAATACTCAATCCAAAACTGTCAAATAAAGTGTCGTTATAAGTCTTCATACTAACACTTTGTATCATAGCTAAAACAATATCTTTATTTTCAATATCAATATTTTGACCTTGAATAGAACCTATGCGAGCATTTGGTAAATATTGTTGTATTCGTTCTATCCATTGATTTTTTAGAAACGTTTTATGGACAAAAATGATTGTTTTTTTTTTCAATACTTCAATAATTTTAAGTCCTAAAACGGTCTTTCCTGCACCAGTCCATAGCTCAATTAGGGCTGAACCATTACCTTTATTTTTGTCATCAGCAATACCAAATTCAATTGCTTTCAAATATTCATTTAGCACATTTGTTTGATAATCTCTCAACGTTCCTTCAAACTTTAAATTGATGTTTTCTCCAAATGGAATTTTTACCATTTTAGGATAACCAAACATAGCTATACCCCAATGACGAGGAACATATAATTTTTTTTCCGACTCTTGATAAATAGGAAAAGATTTTGCTTCAGCATACGAATTTTGTAGCATTGGTTTTACTGTTAATTCGCTTTTTATGAAATCTATTATTTTAGGAGTTAAACATAACTTATATATACTATAACCTTTAGCACCTAAATAACTGTTAATACCATTTTTTTTTAAATTTTCTATAACTTGGCTTAAATCGTTATAATTCTCTCTGTTTTTAGGGCTAATTTTTTTACTTAGCATATTATTTTGTTATTTTGTTAGTTATTTATAATTTGTAACTTTAATTTTAAGCGTTTTTTATAAATGTTTTAAAACAATTTTGTATTTTAATATTTAAAATTATTTATATAAAAAAATAATTTATTAAAATTTTTTATTTAAAATAATAAAATATAATATTAAAATATAATATTATACTATAATGAATTCTATTAATAAGATCACCAAGAATTTAACGGGTAACACGGCGAAGTTGGCAAATATAAAATCATATGAAATAATATTTGTTGTATTATTGTTATTATACTTAATAAGTAATGTATCAACACCATACAATTATGCTCCTCATATAAATAATATTTATATGTATTTTTCTCTTATTGTTATTTTTATAATATTATTGCTCAATAGCAACCCTCTTATTGCGCTATTATTTGCGGGTGTTGCATTCGTATTCTTAAGACGCTCTAAAAAAGTGGATCATGGAGTTATGGCTCAAAGTGAGAATACTAAAGCTTCAAAAATGGCAATTATGAATAGTCATTTAAATTCTAAATCTTTAGAAGAAGAAATGGTTAATTTAATAGAGCAACGTCCAGAAAATATTTCTAGCATAGAAAACTATAATCCTGTTATTTGCGATGCGCATAGTGCTTCAAATATTTAATTATACACGTTTTGCAATCATATTTCTAGGATAATCTATGAAAATATATTTACCTATATAATAAATTATAATAAAAAATAGCACACTTATAAGTGTTTGTAATCCAATATTATTATATAGGAGATTAGGACCGATGCTATTTCCTACTTCATCAAATATAGAATTCAAGCTACTTATATTTGATCCAATACTATTATTTGAGGCTTCTATTACATTTCCGTTATCATCAATTGGGTTACATTTAATATATATATTATCTTGCGACCCATCTAATGATTTCATTAACGCATTTGTTTCATTATAAATTTGTGTATATTCTGTTATTGTGTCTTTTGTTTCACTAGCACTTATAACTTTGTTTAAAAAATCTTGTTTTTGTAACAAATTAGACAATGTATGATTTTGCCCAGCAACATTATAATATTCAGCTACGCTTTTATTGTTTCTTTGTAAATAATTATTAGTTCTAATAAATTCTGCTTTGTCTTCACCATATATACGCCTAATAAACTCGATCAGTTGTAACCATTCCTTTATTTTTTTTTTTTCTTCTGCATCACTCATATTATATTTACTATAATATATTGAAATATTTTAATATTTAAATATTCTAATATTAAAATATTATATAGTAAATATAATAATAATATAATAAAATGGAAGAACCCGATGAAGGAGAAAACACTAAGGGAGAACCCGGTAAGGTAGAACCCACTGAAGGAGAATCCAATGAAAAAAAAATCACTAAAACTCAGTTATTACAATTGAAATATAGTTTAAAAATATATGTTCGAATTATCTTTTATATTGATAGACTTTTTGCAATAAAAAATAGAACTTTAACAGTTTCTGAGAAAGAAAATACTAAAGACGCTTTAATGCAACATGGAGTGTTTCGAAGAGCATATGATCAAATCAATTCATATTCATTTTCGCAATTTATGTTACAAACTATGTTTGCTAAAATTTGTCGTCAATCACAATCAGATAAATGCGATGAATATGACGAAATATCAAAGCTATTTGAAAGTATTGGGTTAAATACTATTGACATAAAAAATATTAAAGAAAAGTTATTTCAAGTAACAGATTCAATAAATGGTAAAATTAGACAAACCGAAAAAGTTAGAAGAATTAAATTTGTTATTAAAAAACTTATAATGGATTTAGCTAGTGAAAAAGACTTACAAACAATTATTGACAAATTCAAAGAATTAATGAAACAAAAAGGTTTTGATGGTAAGCCTTTAATTGAGGATACAGATTTGCAAGGTTTAATTAATGATATATTAACTAAATTTGATGATACTAGTCCGGATAAAGCTGCAGAACTAGGCAGACTAGCAGGAAAAAACGTGGCAAAAACAGTAGAACCACCAGTAGAACCACCAAAAGCAAATAGTGAAACACAAACAACTAGTAAAACACAAACAACTAGTGAAACACAAACAGAAGTAGAAACAAACCCAACAGTACCAAAACTAGAACCAGATTTAGGTTCAGGCACTCCAGATGCTAATCTAATTACTGCAGCGCTTATTGCAAATATAGGTGACACACAAGTAGCAGCAGAAACACAACAACCACCACAACCACCAGATACAGGAGATGCAAATGCAGTTACAGCTGTATTTCTTGCAAATATAGGTAACACACAAGTAATACCAGGACCACCAGGAGAAGAGAAAACAGCAGAAGCCAAAGAAGCAGAAGCACTAGCAAAAGCCGAAGCAGAGCGATTAGCGGTAGAAGCTAAAGCAGCAGAAGAAGCAGAGCGATTAGCGGCAGAAGCTAAAGCAGCAGAAGAAGCACAAGCAGCGGCAGAAGCTAAAGCAACGGCAGACGCTAAAGCAACGGCAGACGCTAAAGCAACGGCAGAAGCTAAAGCAACGGCAGACGCTAAAGCAGCGGCAGAAGCTAAAGCAACGGCAGACGCTAAAGCAACGGCAGACGCTAAAGCAACGGCAGAAGCTAAAGCAACGGCAGACGCTAAAGCAGCAGCAGAAGCTCAAGCAGCAGCAGAAGCTCAAGCAGCAGCAGAAGCTCAAGCAGCAGCAGAAGCTAAAGCAGCAGCAGAAGCTAAAGCAGCAGCAGAAGCTCAAGCAGCAGCAGAAGCTCAAGCAGCAGCAGAAGCTCAAGCAGCAGAAGCTCAAGCAGCAGCAGAAGCTAGAACTAAAGCAGCAGCAGAAGCTAGAACTAAAGCAGCAGCAGAAGCTCAAGCAGCAGCAGAAAAAGCAGCAGCAGAAGCTAGAACTAAAGCAGCAGCAGAAAAAGCAGCAGCAGAAGCAGCAGCAGAAGCTAGAACTAAAGCAGCAGCAGAAGCTCAAGCAGCAGCAGAAGCTCAAGCAGCAGCAGAAGCTCAAGCAGCAGCAGAAAAAGCAGCAGCAGAAGCAGCAGCAGAAGACGAAAAAGTAGCAGCCACTAAAATACAAGCAGTTAGAAGAGGAAAAAACGCTAGAACAACAGCGAATGAAGCTAGAGCTAAAGCAGAAGACGAAAAAGTAGCAGCCACTAAAATACAAGCAGTTAGAAGAGGAAAAAATGCTAGAACAACAGCGAATGAAGCTAGAGCTAAAGCAGAAGACGAAAAAGTAGCAGCCACTAAAATACAAGCAGCTAAAAGAGGAAAAACCGGTAGAGCAAAAGCAGCAGAAGAAGCAAAACTTCTTGAGGATATAATAGCAAGTGAGAAGCCTTCTGTTTTACGACCACAATCAAAAAATGTTATACAATATATAAAGGATAAAATACTAACTAAAAATGATTTTGATTCTGCTAAATTGATTATAGACAAATTTGTAAAATCAGAATTTTCACATGCGCAGTACGATCAGCTTGAAGGGGATATATTACCTTTTGTAACAAAATTAAAAAATGATGATAAAATACCTGAACCTACTTTTAAAAAGATAAAAGACTACTTGGAATTTGTTATTCGTAACAGGATCAAAAATATATTAAAAGCTCTTCGTGAACGATATATACCAGAAAGACAATTGACAAGCAGACAACGGCAACGGAGTGCATCGATACAGCAAGGTGGTAGTAAAAATACTACAAGAAAGAAACGTTAAAACAATAAAATTGATTAATAGTAAAGTTTAGATTATTTATTAAGTTAGTAAGTTGTTAAGTTAATAAATAATGCCGCCTCTTATTGTATCGATTGATGGTAATATTGGCTCCGGAAAATCGAGCGTAATGCGTTATTTAGAAAAAAACTTCGCTAATTATTGCGGTTCAAAAGGCAATAATTGCAAAATCTGTTTTCTACAAGAACCGGTTTCAAGTTGGGAATCAATTGGAGATGCTAATGGAAAAAGTATTATTACGCACTTTTATGAAAATAATGAGCGCTATAGTTTTGCATTTCAAGTAATGGCATATACTAGTCGTTTGTCTTTATTGAAGGAAGCACTAAAAGAAAATTATGATGTTATTATTAGTGAGCGCTCCATTTATACAGACAAATTTGTATTTGCAAAAAGTCTATATAATGCTAATAAAATGACCCTCATTGAATATTTAATTTATTTGAAAATGTTTGATGAGTTTCAAACTATTTTTCAAGATTTAAAAATAGTTTATATTAGAACAAGTCCTGAGATTTGTGATTTGCGTGTGCAACAGCGAGGTCGCCTAGGTGAAACTATACCACTTGAATATTTACAAGATTGTCATCATTATCACGACATTTGGTTAAACAATCCTATTGCAATTGAACAAGGGTTGGTATTAGTAATTAATGGAAATGAAGAAACAAATACAAGCCTATTTATTGAAAATAGTTATTATGATGAAGTAACAAGAAAAATGTATGATTTTATATTTACGTTATAAAAAAAGTAAATATAAAGTGTTTTGTTTATTATTTTTTTATGATTATTTTTTTATGATTATTTTTTTATGGTTATTTTATATAAGAATAAGAATGACAAGACAAGGACCATCTGAGAGCGCGACTACATTTCCTGTTGGAACAAAAAAGCGCGGTAATGACGGCAATAATTGGATAGTAATACAAACAAAAACTAGTAAGCGGTGGTCTAAACTTAATAATAATACATTACAGAAAACAAGCAAAATAAGCAAAATAAGCAAAAAAACAAAAAAATATACAATAAAAAAAAGCAAAAAAAACGACATTTCAGTAGATAAATTAAGACAACTACTAAAAAAATATAACGCGTCATTTAGTGGTTCAAAAGAAGCTATGGCTCAAAAGTTATTTATACTGCGGCGGGCAACAATCGAAAGCGCTGATTTAGAATTAATTTATAATTTATTAGATAAAGCTCAACAAAAAAAAGCAAAACAACTCATAAACGCTAGAATTAATAAACCAATTACTAATTATCGAGGAATGTATGAACCACTAACAAAACCAATAAGTTCAATGACGCGCGAAGAGTTAATAAAGAATTTACAAAAATTTAGAGACAGTTGGGAAAAAATTACTAAAAGAGACCAAGATTTATCAGATGAACGTTTAAATGGCGAACCAACTGAGAGATTACGTAACCTAATTAAATTTTATTATAGTGATGATGCCAAATTCTTAGCGGAAGATTGGTTGCGTAAATATGTATAATAATTAGCAAAATTAGCATTAATGCATAAAAATAATATGTTTTTATAGTATGTATGAAAATTGTAAAATAATTAGTCATAAAGGAATACATAAATATAGTCTATTAATGTTACATCCTATGTATTCAGATGCGTCTTATTTTAATGATTATATAGACTATTGTGGTGCTAATTATAATAATATAAGTGAGCATTGCAAATTTATATTACCACAATCACCGTTAATGACTATTGATTATCCAGATAATAAGCAATATAACATTGCCTCGTGGTATAATTATTATACTTGTTATAACAATTTAAATAAGGTAGACAAAATAAGTCGTCGCGATTTTAATGAGCAAACGCGTCGCTTAGTTGCCATTATCAATAATGAAGCAGCAATTTTAAAGACTTATAAAAACATATTTATAATAGGCGTCTCTCAAGGTGGAACATTATTATTCAATATATTAAATAAATTACCTAGTCCATTAGGCGGGCTATTTTGCATTAAATCGCTTTATATGTATAAATATATAAAATTAAAAAACAATAGAGCCACACCTCTCTTTTTTTATAGTGGTACTAAAGATGAAATCTATAATTTGAAATATCAAAAAAAGTGTGCGCAATTGTTACAACACAAATATAAGCTAGTTTGGTACATAGTAACTAATTTGGACCATTATGCTAAGATTGAAGAAGAATATAAATTTGTGTTTGATTCTATTGTCGAATTAATTTAGCGTATATTAAAATTGTGTTTTTGTTTTTAAATCGTTTTTTTTACAAATATTTGTTTTTTACAAATATTTTTATTCTTGGCAAATATATAATATGGATTTTTATACGCGTCTATTTTGGATGTTTTTCTTTGCTTTTATAATTTTGTCTGGTTATTTAGTTTGCTGCACTAAGAAAACCAACATACTTTATCTACAAATAGCGTGTGGTTGTGGGATGTTTGCTACGAGCAAAATAGGGCGAACTTTTTTGCGAATATAATATAATATAATATAATATAATAATAAAGCCTTTTTTAGCAATCTTAAGTTGTATTATTTTTATATTATTTTAGTATATTATTTTATAATATTGTTATAATATAATATACTAATAATATTATGTCATGTGAAAAAATTATGTGTAAATATGGTTTAAATGATAAATCATTAATAAGAGACTGGTTAAAAATAAATCATCCAGATAAGGGCGGAAATATGGACCGCAACGAATTTATTAAAGTATTGGAATGTTATAAAAATAATGTTACTTGCACTGCAAAAAAGGCGAAGAGCGATAAAGCGAAGAGTGATAAAGCAAATAAAGACAAAAAGAATGATAAAAAGACTAGCACTACAAAAAACACTAGGAAAAAGCGAGCTAAAATATTCACTTGTATGCGCAAAACGGCTAATTTTAGTAAAATATTAAATTATCATAAGTTTGACAAAACACTTTATGAGCCTAAAAAACTAAATGAAGAATTAGTCGAAGCTTCGCCAAAAATGGTTCAATTATTAAATAATATTAGAGAGCTAGACGCCCAAGATGTCAAATATCACAATAAAAAATTCAAGCATTTTATATTTTCCGATGTTAAAGAAGGAGGCTACGGAGCTAAAATAATTGCATCAGCACTTCAAGCTAATGGTTATAATAACATACTTAAATCAAAAAAGGTGTCAAATCAAATAAACGCAAAGCTGTATTTAGATATTGAAAAGTCCAATTATCAAAATTTTGCATTATTAAGCTCTAATAGCGTTTATGGAACAACGTTTAATGAAAAAATCAAAAAAGAAACATTGAAAATGTATAATGAGCGCCCTGCAAATATACACGGGAAAAACGTTCGGCTAATTGTTCTTGACAGCGGATTTAAAGAAGGAATCGATTTATTTGACGTAAAATATGTTCATATTTTTGAACCGTCTATAACAATTGCAGACCTTAAACAAACAGTTGGCCGTGCAACGCGAACGTGTGGGCAAAAAGGATTAGAATTTCAAAAAAATATTGGTTGGCCTCTCTATGTTTATAATTATTATTTAACTATTCCTGAAATAACAAGTGACTCAATGTATGTTAATAGGTCATTAATGGAAAATAACTTTGAAAGTTATAATAAAGACGAAGACGTGCTATTATTTAAAAATGTAGAAAAATATAATGACTCCACTATGAGTTATAGTGAGTTTGACAGTGCAATGATACAATTATCGAAACAATTATACGAATTGGCTCCATTATTGGCTGTTGACTATTATTTAACCAAAAATATACATAAGGCAACTGACTTAAATAGAGAGTTTATGGAAAAAGACTTTTATTTAATGGGGGGAGCGCTAGCAATAGGAGCGCTAGTGGGAGGAGCGCGCGCTAGAACGAGAGAAGGGGGAGCGGAAGAAGCAGATGATGTGGATGAAGCGGAACAAGCGATTGAAGCAACAATAGGAGGAGCAGACGAGGCTAACTTTAAGAAACAAAGTGACAATTCTAAATTTTTCAAAATAGATAATATAAAATGTATGGGTAAATGCGGTAAAAAGAGCACAAATGACATTCCTGTTAGTATTGATTTTATGAAATACGTATATAGAAAGCACAATCACCCTAAACAATTATTAATAAATGCAAAAGCAAATGTCCGCCAATTTTTATGTAATTATATGAAAGATTTAGACAATAAATTTTGTAAGCATGTCAATTTAGAATGGTCTCAGCGTTATATTAGAATACCCCATATTATTGAAAAGCACAGCAATTTATTAGACATTAAAAAGGACTTACAAGTCTTAGAACTAGTAATTAGCACTGAAGACGATGCTACAAATATTAAGTATCCAATGATTTTATATAAAACTAGCTCACGCAATATTATTCCTAGAGCTAAAACTAAATCTAAATCTAGAACTAGAACTAGATCTGTTTCTTCTAAAAAGCATAGAAATTATAAATTTACTAAAATGAGTTTTATAAAAATGAGAGATTATATTATAACAAATTATAATTCTAAAGAGTTTGTATGGGAACCTATTGATGTTGTAAATAAATGCGTTGATGCTCCTAAAGCAAATGCAAGTTCTGCCAATTCTATTACACTAAATCCCACTCAAACATTTATAGCGGACTATTTTACTCCTGCTTCACCATATAAAGGAATTCTCCTTTGGCATTCTGTTGGAACGGGTAAAACATGCACAGGTGTAGCAACAGCCTCGTCCAGTTTTGAGAAAGAAGGCTATTCAATATTATGGGTTACACGAACAACATTAAAAGGAGATGTATGGAAAAATATATTTGACCAAATATGTCACGTAATATTAGTTGATGAAATAAATAAGGGTCTACTACTTCCCGAAAACTTGAGCGACCGAAAAAGACATTTGTCTAAGAGTTGGCTAGAACCTATGTCATATAAGCAATTTAGTAATTTATTAGCCGGAAAAAATGCTATTTACGACATATTGCTTGAACGAAATGGGTCGCGCGATATATTACATAAAACGCTCATTATTATTGATGAAGCACATAAATTATATGGCGGTGATTTAAAGGCTAGCGAACGACCAAATATGGAAATTATGGAAAATTTAATAAGTAATAGTTATAAAGTTTCTGGGGCCGAGTCGTGTAAGCTAATGATTATGACCGCAACCCCTTTTACAAATAGTCCGCTCGAATTGTTTGCATTAACAAACCTATTTATGACTAACGAAAGCGAAAAAATTACTACAAATAAAGAAGAGTTTAAAAAGCAATATATGACGTCGCAAAATATATTAAGTGAAACCGGTCTAAAAGTCTTAGCAAATAAACTTTCTGGGTATATAAGCTATTTAAATAGAGAGAAAGACCCTACACAATTTGCGCAACCTATTATGATAAATGTTCCTATATTAATGAGCCACGTTGAAAACGAAGATTTGAGAGATGCGGTCTATTTAAATGCTAATTTAAATTCTATTGAAAAAGACATAGAAGAGCTAATAGTATCACTAAGAGCAAAAATTAAAGAAGAAAAAGCTGACTATAAGTCTAAAAAACTACCGTTTAAAAATAAAGAAATCCCTCAACACATAACAGACGAATTAGACGCCATTTTGAAAAATATAAAGTCTTTTGAAGACAAAATAAACGGATATAAGCAAAATAAAGCTGACGCAAAAGATAAAATGAAAGAGCTTAAAGATAAGGTGCGGGCTATAAAGAATTCATTATTGCAAGAATATATATTATATACTAAATGTATGCATATTAAATATAAAAATGTGAGGACACAGAAAAAATATAAATTACTTCGCTAAATATGTTAATAATAATAATAATGTTAATAATTAATATAAATAATTAACATTATTCAAGAAAAACGGACTAATTTATTACTTGCTAGACTTGTATGTTGCACGGCATCTTTTATCTTTTAAAGCTTGGAAATATTTCATTTTGTTGTCTTTGGCAAATTGTAATACGTGCTTGATCCACGCACTTGTTTTTTTGCCACGGGTTTTCTTGCTATGGCTTTTTTTGCTGTGGCGACTTTTTCTTCTGCGGCTACCGCCAGGTTGTGCGTCACCTGGTGGTGGCTTAGCATTAAATCCTAGCCCCTCTAGTTCATTTAGCCTAGCCTTTTGAACATCAGTGCGGTCCTCCATAGCAATAGCACGCAGTCCATCTGCTTCCTCTTGCTCTCCATCTCCTCCTTGTTGATGTTTTTGCTGTGAATAACCACCATAATGTTTACGCGCTCTTTTATGCGTTCCTTTACGCGCCCCTTTACGCGCCCCTTTACGTCTTAAAGATTTGCGACGTCTTCTGCCACCGCTTGGACCTAGTTCGGAACCTAGTCCTGTTTCTGGTGTATAGCCTTCCACACCACCCGAACCTCCGTTAAACATACCAAACATAGTCATTTTTATATATATTAAATATATTATATTTTAAAATTTTATATATTTAATTAATTGCTAAATAAGTCACTTTATTATTTTAGTGTGCCCTCCATATTTTAATAAATCAATTATTTTAGAAGTTGTCGGAAATTCATCATCTCCATAAATATCTTGTAATAGTAACCATTCAAAAATTCCTCCTAAATAAACATATAAATTTATAAATCCTAATTTATATAATTGATTATATTTGCTAATTACTTTATTATCACTACAATTCTCTCCATATATTAAAATCTTAATTGATTTATTGCCTTTTAAATATTTATTAATTATTTCTTCCTCGTTAGACGCACTAATAGTGTTTTTAATTAAACATTCTTGCTTATCATAATCGAGTGTATTAATTAGCAATATTTTTTCATTAGCATTACTAATACATTTTTGCACATAGGCATAATTTACTTTATTTATACTACTAATATTACCCATTTAATATATAACACTGTAATTTAGTTATTATATTGTAACGAATTTTTATATTATTTATTTATTTAAACTCTACGGTTGTAGCTATAAATTCTTTATTTATTGACCTTGATGCGTTAGATGATAATTCTTCGCGTTTTTTTCGTGTTTTATTATTATATGACGAAGTTGATGAATATGAGTCGCTACTTTCACACGATGAGGTAGAAGTTGTAGAATTAATGGAAGAATTTTTCACTTTAGAACAGCAATTTCTTAAATTCATATCGGTTTCAATAATTTTATAATTTTGTTCAATATATTCTAGTATTTGATTTTCTATAGTCCATTTGAAAAAATTTAGTTGTCCTAATGTTGTTTGAATGAACTTGTCCTCTTTATATGGAACATTAATTCTGTCCCACCTGCAAAATGGATCAAATTTCTTTTTGCTATATGCTTTTAATTTAAGCTTATAATCATTATATACATTTACCTTTTCCATTTTATTGTCTTTGTTTATCATATATACAATATAATTCTTTTTTGAGTAATTTGTAACAAACCAATCCACTATTCTTAGAGATATACTAGATGACCCATTTATAATATTTATCATTTTATCAAAATTCGTATTTTCACTATAAAATTTCAATAATTTAGTTAATAAAACATCGCTCTGCGTATCTATATGTAATGACATAACTATTTTAGTGTATTGAGCATTTAATATTTATATTAAAATATATAATAATAATAAATTATATAATAATTATTAAAATATATAATAATAAATTATATAATATTTAGAAATATAGAAATATAGATTAATTCTTATATTAGATTTAAATATTTTCTAATGTAATTATATATAACAATGAAAAATAAATGCAAAAAAACTAGACATCGGTGTTCTGCAAATAAAAAATGTTATAGAAAATCATTATGGACAAGAAAAAATTTAATTAAAAGATGTAAAGTAGGAACAAGAAAATGCAGAGACAATAAATGCCATAAGAAAACAAGTAGCTCAACAAAAAGTAAGTCACCAAAACCCAAGTTAATAAAATATCAAGAACCAATCAGAGCTATTACAAATAATATGGTGCAAAAAATTGCGTCAAATATATCAACCACGTTTTCCTCGAAAAAAAGTAATAGAAAAAAACGCCCGCCATGGCGTTAAGCGTACAATGGCGTTAAGCGTACAATAAGCTTATAATTTAGTATTTATATAATCTTTTTACATCATATAAATACTTATTACTTAATAAGTCTACTATGGATAACACTAACACTAACGAAAATTATATAAAGGACTTAATTGTTAAAGTACTTAAGTCTAATGCGTGTAATCTAATATATGATGTTAATAGAGAGAAAGTAGTTGTTTGTTTTAAATTTAATGAAAACTATTATGATTTAAGCGATGACATTAAATATAATATAAAATGCTATTTAGAGAAAAATTATAGCCTATTTTTAGAAAAATAACAGTTATATTTATTTATTTAGCTTAGCTCGAGCTTTATTTAGCCATACTTGATCTTTCTCTTTCCTAATTAACCAATAAAAATTATTTTCAAGCATAATGTCCATACTTTCTTTATCAGTATTACGTGCCATTTGAATTAAATCTGCCTTTGCTTGTGCTTTCATTGCTGAACTCTTTTTATATAGCTCCAGTGCTAACTTTTCAACTTTTGCAATATCAGCAGATGTCTCTACTTTAGGTTGTGCTTTTTTTGTCTTTTTTAAAGCCTTAAGGCGGGCTTTTTCTTCCTTAATTCTTGCTTTTTCTTCCTTTTTTTGTGCCTTTACATCTTTTAGAATTTGAGCCTCTTCCTTTTTTTGTGCTACTTTTAGTGCCTTTATTTCTTTTAGAATTAGAGCTTCTTCTTTCTTTTGTGCTTTTAATGTAGCGTTCTTTACTCCACCGCGTCTTTTGTTATGCCTTGCTCTTCGCGACTTTGTCATTTATATAATATTACTAAATATTATATAAATCGCTATGCTTATAAATCGCTATGCTTATAAATCGCTATGCTTATAAATTGCTAATATTGAGAGATTTATAATTCTACTTCTTTTTAGTTTTATTTTTAGCTTTAGATTCGGCCTTCTCTCTAGCTTGTGCTACTAACGCATCACGTTTCGCTTCTCCTAACATAATCCAGAAACCATCAAGATAATATTGCACCATTTCTTTTCTTTCTTTAACTCCTCCCCATAAATAATCTGGGTCTTTTTCTGCCTCTGCTTTTGCTTTCTTTTTAAGTAATGGATCTTTTTGAAATTCGCGTTTTGCTAAATTATTATACTTGAATTCTTCGGCTTCTTTCTTTCTGCGTGCTTTGTTTTCGATTTCTTCTAGCTTCCATTGTGCCTCCTGTGCCTTCACACGGATTTTTTCTAATTTTATACGCCGGTCAGCACTTTTTCTTGCTGCTTTTAAATAGGCAAGTTTTTCTTTTGATAACATTTTATCCGTCCTTTTTTCTTCTTCTTTATCTGCCTTTTTTCGTGCTTTGAATGCTTCTTTTTTTGCTCTTAATGTGTCATTTTTTACTCCGCCGCGTCTTTTGTTATGCCTTGTTTTAGCCATTTATATAATAGTATTAGATTATTTACTAAATATATTATAAAAAAAGTATATAAATAGTAACTATTATGTTTTAGCTTTTTTTAGCTTTAGCTCTAGCTTTATCTATCCATACTTCAAGCTGTTTATCAGTTAACCCGTAAAAATTATTTTCAAGCATTATGTCAATTCTTTCTTTATCTACATCACGTCCCATTTCAATTATATCTTCCTTTGCTCGTGCTTTCATTGCAGAACTTTTTTTATATAGCTCCAGTGCTAATTTTTTTAGTTTTACAATATCTTCTGTTTGTTCTACTTCAGCTTCGTCTTTTTCTTTAGCTTTAGATTTTTCTTTTGCTTTAGATTTAGCTTTAGCATCAGCTTCAGCTTTTTCTTTAGCTTCAGCTTTAGCTTTAGCTTCAGCTTTAGCTTTAGCTTCAGCTTTTTCTTTAGCTTCGGCTTTAGCTTTAGCTTCAGCTTCAGCTTCAGCTTCAGCTTTTTCTTTAGCTTTAAGTTTATCATAATTTTCGTAACCAGGTGGTCTCTGCCTTTTTACATATGCCATTCGCTCCATATCCCATCCGGGCATGCCTTTAAGAAATTCTGCATAATCTTTACAGTAGTTAGGCACACTAGTTTTGCCTTCTCTAATTTCTCGTGCTAAATATTGTAGCTGCATAATCACCATTCTAGTATGATAAGCTTCTAATCTTAATTCTTCTAATACAGGATTTGTAGCATGTTTTGCTTTACTACGCGTTCGCTGTGCAGGTCCATCTAGACCTGACATTTCTAAACGTTTTATTTCTGCTTCTTGCGTTTTTAATATTTTTTCATTTAATGGAAGAGCAGCAAGAATACGGCGCTCATATTCGGCTTTATCTGCATTCACTTTATCTGCAATTACTTTATCTGCTTTTACTTTATCTGCTAGTGCTTTAGTTGCCATTGCCTTAACAACATCCCTTTTGGGAACCATTGTCATTATTTTTTCTACAATACCTTTTTCATAAAACTCGGCATTATTAGCTTTTACATTTACGTTATTCAACATAGTTTTAACTAGAAAAGGTAATTCGTGTACCTTACCGCGACCTCGCTTTTTTGAATTCAATTTTTTTCTTGAAACTCTTCGAGTTTTTTTCACTCTTCGAGTTTTTTTCACTCTTCGAGTTTTTTTCACTCTTCGAGTTTTAACCATATATAGTATATCTAAATATTATATAAAAAACGTATTTAAAAACAAAATAATATTTTTAATTTAGGCTTTAGCTTTAGACTTCTCCCTTTGTTTCATCATAATTTCGTAACCAGGTGGTCTAAATCTTTTTACATATCCCATTCTCTCCATATCCCACGCGGGGTTTCCTTTAAGAAATTCACCATAGTCCCTGTAACCATCAGGAACAGTATTTCTGCCTTCTCTAATTCGTTGCGCTATATATTGTAACTGCATAAGCACCCATCCAGTATGATATGCTTCTAATCTTAATTCTTCTAGCACAGGATTTGTAGCAGGTTTTGCTTTACTACGTGTTCGTTGAGCGGGGCCATCTATACCTGACATTTCTAAACGTTTTATTTCTGCTTCTTGCGTTTTCAATATTTTTTCATTTAAAGGAATAGCAGCAAATACTCGACGCTCATATTCGGCTTTATCTGCTCTATGTATTGCTCCTTTTACATCTCTTTTGGGCAAATGTGCAGCTATTTTTTCTACAATACCTTTTTCATAAAATTGTGTGCCATTATTTCTTAAACTAACATTATTTAACATAGTTTTAATTAAAAAAGGTAATTCGTCTACTTTACCGCGACCTCTCTTTTTTGAATTCAATTTTTTTCTTGAAACTCTTCCAGTTTTTTTCACTCTTCGAGTTTTAACCATTTATATATTAACACATTATTATTTAAACATTATAAAACCAATTACTAAAATAAAATTTATCATAAGGTTGCGACCCTTCATTAATAACTTGGTTTAAATTATATAATCTATCATAATCATTAGACCCGCCATCAAGTCTATAAAACAGCAAATGACTTGTCAAATCACAACTTAATACAACAATATATCCCATTCCGCCGTATTTATATCCAATATCAAACACATTTGTTTGCCCTTGATTACATAATTCTTTATAACGTTGTAATGCTTCATCCACACTCATAATGGTCCATTGTCCATAATAAATTTCCTTTTTTTGATGTCCCAAAATTTGATATATAACTTTAATATTTCTATTTAAACCTTCCGGAATTACTGCGTTGTTAAATAACATATTAAATTGCTGAAATGGTTGACTAGTGCTGTCATTCTTGAAAAATGGCTCTTTAGAAGAAACATAATCATTACTTGAAATAGAACATGTCTTTAATACTTCAAAAATCTTATTGATTTCTGATTGTTTTTTAATCATTGATCTAGTAGTCATAATACTATTTAATAGCTAAAGTTGAGTATTTTAATTATTAAGTCAATTTTTTTTTGCCAAAATTAGTTAGTCCAAAAAAAATTAGTTACTCTAATTTTTTTAATGTTATTAAATTATGCTCTAATTGCTTTGAAAATTTAAATTTTGCGCTATTTTTTCGCCGCCTTTGCAGATTACATTTTAAACAACATATAATTGTGTTGCTATTACTATGCTCATCATAATTATTTATTCTATCGAGAGTCCATTGACAAGATTCTCTCGAATTTTTAAATAGTATTAGTGTTTTAACGTTACAATAAAAGCACAACATAGAGCTAGTCGCCAATTTTTCTATAATATTTTCTAGGGTTATAAAATTATTATAGTCATCATATTTTTTTTTTATATCTTGCTGTTTATAGCAGTCCAATTTATTTTTTAATGCTTGATTAAAGTATTTTTCCTCATAAAATGAGGCGCCTTTATATAGTTTTTGTATTAATATTAATTGACTATCATAATTATCATAAATAGTAATAATAGCATTTGGAACTTCTACATTGCTATTCACTTTGCCTAATAAATCTATATATGATTTTTTCTCATTTTTCATTTTTTCATTATTTATTTTTTTTGTAGCATCTTCAACACTGCATTCGCTTATATTAGCGCACGCATTTTTATGCGAACTATTTAAGGTTCGCGAACTATTTAAGGTTTGCGTTCTAAAATGAATTACTTTATTCATTGCTTATTAAACTTATATTATATTAATATTGTTTTATATTATATTAATATATGATTTATATATAAAATTGAAACATTATATATAACTAAGACAAGCTAGAGATGCCGCCTATGCGTAAAAAAAATGTTATTGAAGTTACTAATTCCAGCACTAATGATGAAACAACTATTTCTAATATAATGCAAACTAAAGCAAATAATAGTAAAGAAAGTAAAGAAACTAAAGAAACCAAAGCTAAAGACGACTATTGTAAAGAGTTAAAAAATATTGCATATAAAACAATGCTCCTTAATGGTCAAGAAATAGTTCCAGAAATAAATAATACCAATAATAATATATTATCAAATTTTTTAGAAAACGAATCGTGTGCAAATAAGAAAGAAAATTGGAGCAAATTAGATAAAACCCAAAAAATCAAAAAATTAATCACACATATAGATAATTTACAGAAAAAGTATAAATTAAGCGATGACGAAACCAGCAAATGCCACAAATATTTATTAAAATGCTTAGAAAGAAAAGCCTTAAGTAAAGTTAAAGACGTTATTTATGATAAAGAAACCGGACTAATTAGCGAAATACCTAATTTACATTTTGATAGTATTGAAAGAGTTTTTATTCTCAAAAAAGATGATAAGCATGTTTCTACTGTAAAATGCTTACCGTTAGAAACCAAATCGAAAGCTAAAACCATCAAAATTTATGACTAAACTTATATACAAACTTATAGCTTTATATACTTTTCTTATATTTTAAAATTGACTAGCTTAATTGTTTATTATAAACAATATATAAACTATATTATAGTATATTATAGTATACTATACTATAAATTAATTATGAATAAATATTATAACGCTTATATATGTTACTTGCTTAATAAATATAAAATCCACGATTTATTATGTTTAAGCAATAGCCACATTATGGTATGTTATCAAGAACTAATATTAAATATTATTGAATTTATGTTGGAATATGTTAACACAAATCTATTACAAACTATGTATTATGATTTATATGATGAAATATATGAAGATACAAATGAAGTATTTTATCCCCATCTTATAGAAACCGACTTATTAGCTAATATATTTAATATACATAAAGACTCTTCGCCATTATTATTACATTTAACTATTGAATTATCTAAGAATATGGTTTTCAAATTTTATATTCCTAAGAGGTCATATAAAAAGTCGTATATTAGAAATGTAAGTGTTAATCATAAAAAAATTAAAGCTACTATTTTCAAGTTACAAAATATTCCTCAACCAGAGCAAAGAACTCCAGAATGGTATGTTTTCAGAAATTCAACATTAACAGCTTCTAATATATATAAAATATTTACTACCGAAAGTGCTCAATCTCAATTAATAATTGAGAAATGTCAGCCTAGCGATGTTAGTAAGTATAAAAATAATAATCTCAATTCGCCTATGCATTGGGGGCAAAAATACGAGCGTGTATCAGTATTATATTACGAACACATAAACAACACAACAGTGTCAGAATTTGGATGTATTCCGCATTCTCAATATAGTTATATTGCTGCCTCACCTGATGGAATTGTTTGTGATGAAAACAGCGCCATTTATGGTAGAATGTTGGAAATTAAAAATGTTGTGTCGCGAGAGATTAATGGAACACCTAAAATGGAATATTGGATACAAATGCAAATACAAATGGAGGTTTGTGATTTAAATGAATGCGACTTTTTAGAAACGAAATTTCTTGAATATAGTGATCTTGAAGAATATAAGGAAGATTATGAGCTTAATATGTCTTCTTCTACACATTGCGGGTTTATTATGCAGTTTTCAATAAATAATGAGACTGTGCATTATGAGTATCCTCCGTTTGATTTACATAATGTAGAAAGCGAAGCCTATAGTATATGGACTGAACTTATGCTTGAAAAAAATAAAGAGCATACTTATGTTAGAAATATATATTGGAAATTAGAAACTATTAGTTGCGTTTTAGTATTAAGAAATAAGTTATGGTTTAAGCATATTCAGCCTTATATTGAAACTTTTTGGAATGCTCTAGTAAGCGAAAAAAATGATGGTTCGTATGTAAATAGAATAAGTAATAAGCGAAAAGCTAACAACGAAGACTATAAAGAAAGAGGCGATTTTTATAAATCTGGATGTTTAATTAAATGCTAAGTTTTATTAGTTATTAGTTATTATTTTTTTGTTTTTTATATATTTTTGTTTTTTATATATTTTTTGTTTTTTTTGTTTTTTATATTATTTTATTAGTTATTTTTTGTTTTTTATATTTTATAAAATATTTATTATTAGCATTTAAAATTAAATTAATAATAAATATATAACTTAATCTAATATTGCCTGAGCAATGAGAAATACTAAGTCAAATGATTTAGAAATGCACGTTATCAAGCGTAATGGAAAAAAAGAAGTGATTTCATTTGATAAAATTTTGAAACGCATCAAATCATTAGGTAAGCATTTTAATTTACAGCATATTATTTTTGCTCAATTAGCCATTAAAGTAATTGACCAGTTATATGATAATATTCAAACCACTAAAATCGACGAATTAACTGCCGAACAATGTGCCTCAATGTCTTCAGTGCATCCAGACTATACCAAATTAGCAAGTGCTATTGTTGTTTCAAACTTGCATAAAAATACGAGTGCTTGCTATTATGAAACTATTAAAAAGTTGTATGATTACAGAGATTGTAATAATAATAGCTTTAGATTAATTCATGATGATATTATGAATATTGTAGAAGCCAATAAAGCAATTATTAATTCGTTCATAGATTATGAGCGCGACTATGCTTTTGATTTTTTCGGTTTTAAAACACTAGAGCGTGCGTATTTAATGCGTTGCAATAAAATTATTGTTGAACGCCCTCAGCATATGCTTATGCGTGTTGCGCTTACTATTCACGGGTCAAATATGGATAAAGTGAAAGAAACATATGACTATATGTCGCAAAAGTATTTTATTCATGCCACTCCTACTTTATTTAATGCAGGAACACCGCGACCACAATTAAGCTCGTGTTATTTGCTGTCTATGGAAGACGACTCTATTGAGGGCATTTTTAACACTCTTAAAGAATGTGCGCAAATCTCTAAATGGTCGGGCGGTATTGGACTACACGTTCATAATATTAGGTCGTCTGGCGCATATATTAGAGGAACAAATGGAACATCAAATGGCCTAATACCTATGTTAGGTGTGTTTAATAAAACAGCGCGCTATGTTGACCAGGGTGGAAAAAGAAACGGAAGTTTTGCTATTTATATTGAGCCACATCATCCGGATATTGAGGATTTCTTAGACTTAAAGAAAAATCACGGAGATGAAGAAAGCAAATGCCGAGACCTATTTTATGCGCTATGGATTAGCGACCTTTTTATGGAGCGAGTTATGGGCAATAAAGTATGGAGCTTATTTTGTCCCGATAAATGCCCCGGACTAAGTGATTGCCATAGCGAAGCCTATAGAGAATTATATTCAAAATATGAAAATGAGGGCAAGTTTAACAAGCAAATTAATGCGCGCGATTTATGGATTAAAATTTTAGATTCGCAAATGGAAACAGGAACGCCCTATATATTATACAAAGACGCAGCAAACGCTAAATCTAATCAGAAAAATTTAGGCACAATTAAGAGTTCGAATTTATGTACCGAAATTATTGAATATAGCGACTCAAAAGAAACTGCAGTATGCAATTTGGCTTCTTTAGGGTTACCTATGTATATTAGCGAAGCTAAGACGTTTGATTATGAAAAGTTGTATCAGGTTGTGCAAATTGTAGTCGCCAATTTAAATAATGTTATTGATATTAATTATTATCCTACACCAAAAACAAAGCGGTCTAATTTTAAACATCGACCTGTTGGAATCGGCGTTCAAGGATTGGCAGACGTGTTCTTTAAAATGGACTTGGCTTTTATTTCAGACGAAGCAAAAGAAATTAATATTAAAATCTTCGAAACAATCTATTATGCTGCACTTGAAAAGAGTATGTTATTATCTAAGCAACGACTTGAAGCTATGAAATTTTTGAAACAGCAATATTATTTTAATAATTGGACCTTTACTTCGGATGACGACGAATGCCGTGAATACAATATTTATAATGTTACTGACGCCTCAATTCATATTGCTATAGAAAATGACAAATTAATTGCAGAAGCACTTGCTTGTGTTAAACCGGTTAAAGCAGAAATTGACAACCTCGATAGCGAGTTTCTTGGTGCCTATAGTTCTTTCAAAGGCTCTCCGGCAAGTTACGGAGAACTACAATTTGATTTATGGAATGTTACTCCTAGTTCTGGTCGCTATGATTGGGCAGCGCTAAAAGAAAATATTATGACTTATGGAATTCGTAATAGCTTGCTTGTTGCTCCTATGCCTACTGCTAGCACTAGCCAAATTTTAGGGAATAATGAGTGCTTTGAACCTATTACGAGCAATATTTATAGCAGGAAAACTTTGGCGGGTGATTTTGTGCTAGTAAATAAATATTTAGTGGAAGATTTACTGAAATTAGGACTATGGAATGAAGACCTTAAAAATAGTATTATTGCTAATAAAGGCAGTGTTAGTCATATTAAAAATTTGGTGCCTCATTTAAAGGAAAAATATAAAACAGTATGGGAATTACCTATGAAAGAAATTATTAATATGTCTCGTGATAGAGGTGCGTATATTTGCCAATCACAAAGCTTGAATTTATGGATTGAAGACCCTGACTCCAAAATTCTTACAAGTATGCATTTTTATTCTTGGAAGGCTGGATTAAAAACTGGAATATATTATTTGCGCAGAAAAGCGAAGCACCAAGCGCAACAATTTACTATTGAACCTAAGAATAAGGGCGATAAGGAAAAAGGAGATAAAGAAGAAGACGAAGATGATAAAAAAGAATGCTTAATGTGTAGCGGTTAAATGGTTTAGTTTATTATATATTATATTCGCAATATATATAATATAAAAATAAGACTTAAATATAATACTAAAAAATAATGTTATAAGGATTTTGCGCGTTTATGCGTTACATTCTTAGGCATTAACTGTGATGCGCGTAACATAGCACTATATTTTTGACTTTTTTTTAAATCTTGCATATTAATTTTTTGTAGTTTATGTCTTAATTTCTTAGTATTATTAACTTTAATCTTATTCTTAACTAACGAACGCGACTTGGTTCCACTATGGAATCGCGATTTAACAGCAAACTTCGGACCATTATCTAACACTCTAATGCTAAATTTTGCATTTGCTTGGCCTTCTATGCTAGGGTCAGGTTCGACTAAATAGTCATTTAAAGTGTCTAAGCTCTTATTTAACTCTTTTATTATGCTGGGGCTTAATAATATTTTGTAGTCGCGTAATTTTAACAGCATTTTGTTTAAATCTTTTATATAAAATTTTAATACATATAATGGATTATTTGGAGGCCATAAATAACGTTCATAACTTGCTTCTAATAATCGGCTTGCTACTTCTTGTGGATACTTGAGCACACTGTGACTATTTCTATAAGCCTCTATTTTTCTTAATATATTGTTAATAACAATAAGCCTTGAATAAGTCGGAATTACATTTACACTAAAAAAATTGGATAACATTCTTTGTCTACCTTCAGTATATCGCACACCTTCTGTTCTCATTTTTTTAGCATTTACTTCTAATCTTGACACTAAAAATTTATAATCTTTAATAAAATAAGTTGGACTATATAAATTAGCAGTGTGCATTTGAAAATTTGGGTCCGTCATTGACAAATTCACTATTGAACCATTTAACATAAAATCAAAAAAATTGTATTTGTTAGCAGGTAATGTTTTCGGTTGAAACACTGCTTTGACAAACTCGATTTCATATTCGCGGTCCTCAATTTGTTCTTTCATAGTATATATTTTTCCGACAATATCAGGAGGTAAATAATTACCCGAGGGCATTGTTTTTGCTAACGGGTGTTCAAATTCATATTTTGCATAAGAGCTCAGTTTTGACTTATATTTAGCTTTTTCTACTCCTTCCTTCAATAATCTTTTAACTATTGCATCTTTTGTTACTCTTGTGCTTTTAGTTTTCTTACTTGTTTTAAATGAATATATATTATCCATTTTAACCAACTCTTTATAATCAAATTTCTCTAATTCTTCTTTTGTTAAAAATTCATCTTTTGAACTAGAAGCCATTATTATATTATATTATATATATATATGCTATATATAATATAAAAATATGACTTAAAGAAAATTCGTAAAGCTATTAAAACGATTTTTGCCGACGTGTTGTTCGGCTTGATTTTCTGCGTGGAGTATATGACCGTTGCTTTTTAGGAAGGTTGGGGCCATTATCTAAAATTCTAATGCTAAATTTGGCGTTTGCTTGGTTCGCAATGCTAGCATCGGGCTCAACTAAATACTCATTTAAAGTGTCCAATCTATTATTTAAGTCACTTATTATGCTGGGATTTAATAGGATTTTGTAACCGCGCAATTTTAACAATAGCTTATTTAATTCTTTAATATAAACTTTTAATACATTTATTGGTTTATTATGAGCATGAGGCAAATAACGTGTTTGTAATGCTGTGTTTGCACTAGCTTGCGGATACTTAGGAACATAATGACTATTTTGATAATTAAATATAGTTGTTATTACATCACCAATGACTATAATCATTGAATATGCAGCCAATACATGCTCATAAAAAAATTTCTCAATATGTAAGCGTTTAAAGTTGGCATAGCTGTCATAAATTGCCCTGTTAGGAATTGTAGTTGTAAACGGTGGTTGAGGTCCGTATAATCCCGACCTATGACCGATTGTGTCTCTATATGCTCCACTTTCTTGTAATTTCTTGGCATTTAGCCCAAAACGCTGCACTAAATATTTATAATCTTTAATAAAAAAGTTTGGACTATATAAATTTTCGACGTGTCCGTTAAATCGCGCATTGTCGCCTTCCATATGCAGTCGAACGATTTGACCATTAATAGTAAAATTAAAAAATGCACCAAAGTTTTGCGGTCTTGTAGTCGGCTCAAATATATTTTTAAGAAATGCCATTTCATAATCTCTGTCTTCTAGCTCTTCTTTCATACTATATATTTCTCCTACTAAATAAGGCGGTAAAAAAGTTCCTGAAGGTAATGCCTTTGCTATTGGATGTTCTAATTCATAACGCAAATAAGAAGCCAGTTCTGGGCCAAATTTGCTTCTTTTAACTTCGTTCTTTAATAATCTTCTAATTATTGACTCTTTGTCCTTCTTTGTGCTTTTAGTTTTTTTACTTATCTTAAATGAATAGTTCTTGTCCATTACAAGTAAATGACGATAATCGATTGCTTCCAATTCTTCTTTTGTTAATAAATCTGAATTTGACGAAGAAGAAGACGCCATATATAATATACTAATATTATAAAATATTTGAAAATTAGTATATTATGCTAAAATAATAGTCTATTTATAGTTTTATATCCTTTTTTTATATTTAACTTCTTCTTCTATTGCGGCGTGACCTTTTAAGTCTTCGCCCTTGTCCAAGATTTGATGGGCCTCCTAACACTCTTTCTTGGCGCTGTATTATTAATGGGATTTCTATACGTCCTTGTAATGGGTCTCTTATTAATCTAATTATATCATCAATAAATCCTTTTAATTCAAAATAGGGTTGTGTGTTACGCTCTGGAAAACTAAAATCTGGGTCACTTAATGTTTCGCGCAATCTTGTTATACTTGGAACAACATTACGCACTTCTAAAAATGCTTCAAGAGTTCGCCCCACTGGAATGCTGTTTAATAACCTGCTTTTTGCTAATGCCTTTGAATTGTCATTAGCATTTAGTGCTGTTAATACATTTTTAAATAATACTAAATTTGTATAAAATCTTACTGTTGCGTGAGTATAAGCCTTTTTATTCATATGTTTTTTAATGTTCCGCTTTATTACTGTTGATGCTTCCGGTTCTAAAACAAAAGGATCTAAATCAAAATTAGGGTTTATTTGTAGTGACATAGACTCCGCTAGTCTGCGAACAGTTGCAATTCTACTTCCTGCTTTTCTTCTATGTTTCTTATATGTTTGACGCATTATTATAATATTATTATAAATTATAAAAATATTATAAATTATAAAAATATTATAAATTATAAAAATATTATAAAAATAATATAAAAATATAATAATATTATTATATTTAGTATTATTATATATGGCTTATATATTGTCAACAGAGCAAGCTTATAATAGTGCTCACGCTAATTATTTAACTTTATTACATAAATTGAGTGCTAAATGGAAAAGCAGGTCGTTCATTGATGATAGCGAATTTAACGCAGTAACACATGCGCTAACAGCCACCCTAACTAGCGCACAATTAATGATGAATGAAGCTAAAGAAATTATGGATGATGATATTATACTATTAGCAGAGTCAAGAGCTAATTTTGATAGAGATGCCGATAATAGTATAATTGAACATAATAGCATAATTGAAGCTACTGGACGCGCTTTTGACATATTTGCAAGTAGACAATCTATGCTCAGTCATTATACTCGCACAGAAGCAGAGGCACGCGCTACATATAATTATGCTTTGCAAGCTTATAATACTGCATTAGCTAACGAAATATGGTGGAACGATTTAGTGCCGACTTTGAAAGAAGAAAATAAAAAACACGGGTCATTAATACGTACATGGATGTATGATTTTAATGAAAAAATACCCCCTGGAGCAAGTTTTGACGCAATTAGTGAATTAGGTCGCGCACGAGGTCGCGCTAACAAAAAAAAATCTAGCTTGCACAAAAGAAAACCTAGAAAACGCAAAAATAGAACATATAAAAGTTGGTAAATTTGTTATTTTATGTTTTTTCTTGAAAAAAATTGATATACTTAATTTTATTTTATAATTTAAAATTAAGTATAAAATATAATTAGCAGACTTATTTATGGCAAAAGCGGGACAGCTTTATATTAGAGCACACGAAGCATATGATATATATGGTGCTTGTAAATTGGGTATAACGCAAAATATTTCAAATAGAGAAACAACTTATATAACAGGTGAAATAAGGCGCGGTGAGTTTTCATACGTATTTGAAGTTCCGCTTGAAAAATTGCTTCGTGCTGAATTATGGTTACGCTATGATTTTAAGAATTTCAATGTATATATTGATGGTGGAACAGAATTTTATAAAAAATCAATTATTCCACTAATTATAGCACAATTAAAAAAACGTAATATTGAAGCTAGACAGTTGTCGTGTGAGGAAATCGATAACATTAAACGTAAAGAATATATAAATCAACGCAAAAAGCGTTTGGCAAATTTAATAGCAAAACAATTAAAAAAAACTATTCCTATTCCTATTCCTATTCCATATACTAGAAGAACTGATCAAACTGATATTATTAATCTCTCACTTTCACATTTTCAAGAACATAATAAAGGTCTTCTTGTGTTAATATGTGGAATTGGAAAAACACTTATTTCACTATGGATTAGTCAAGACCTAGTAGCGCATACTATTCTTATTGGTGTTCCTAATATATTATTGTTGATTCAGTGGGAAAAGGTTATTGCACAACTATTTCCTGGTAGTCCGTGTTTAATTGTTAAGAGCAGTGTTAGCATCGAAGATATTAGTCTCTTCTTAAATAAAAATAAGGGTAAGTGTATTGTAATTACTACTTATGCAAGCTCTCATAAAGTTTGCAGTGCTAGCCTATCGGCAAACTTTACATTTGATATGAAAATTTTGGACGAAGTTCATCATTTAACAAGTCATCATATTATTAAAGAAGAACATAAGACTTACGTGAAAATCTTGGAAATTGATTGTGTTAAACAATTATCATTAACTGCTACGTTAAAAATTTTAGAAAATAAAGACTGCTCTTGTGATGATGATTTATTAATTTCAAATACTAATGAAGCTTATTTTGGAAAAATTATTACTAAGCGTCCATTATTGTGGGCAATTCAAAATAACATTGTTTGTGATTACATAATCCAAACCCTTTATACTGATGAAGCTCAATTAAACACATTAGCTTTATTTATTACTAATCAAGGTAACAATAGTAGTAATGATGACGAAAATGACAAACGCCTACTTTTAAGTGCTTATGCTGGCTTAAAAAGTATTGCTGACGGGCATTCGCACCATTTATTGATTTATGTTAATAATAAAGAACACGCGCTAAAAGTAAATAGCTATATTGAAAAGCTGTTAAGTGAGAGTTATTTTACTCTAGATAATTTATATTGTTCGAATTATGATAGCTCTATGAATAAGGAAACACAAAAAAATATACTTGCTGCGTTTGAAAAGGCACACTATGGCATTATTACTTGCGTATATTGTTTAGGCGAAGGCTGGGATTTTCCTTTATTGGATGGTGTAGTTTTTGCAGAAAATATGACCTCTAATATTCGCATAGTGCAATCAGCGCTAAGAGCTAGTAGAAAGAATGCTAAACAACCTGACAAGCTAACTAAAATCATTTTGCCTATTATAAATAATAGCAATTGGTTGGATAATAGCAATAACTCAGATTGGAAAAAGGTGAGAGAAGTCATTTATCAAATGGGTCTCGAAGACGAAACTATTAGTTATAAGATTAAGGTATTTAGGGTCGATATTCCACCTAAATCAGGTCCTTATAAGCCTAGACCTAAGCCAAATCCTAAGCCAGATGTTGATGATTTATTGGAACACGAATTAAGACTTAAAACAGTAAAGCGATGTGCTTTAGGAACAAGTTACGAAAAAGCAAAGAAAATTATTGCTGATCATAATATTAAGACTAAGGAAGACTATTATGCTTTAACATTGAGATTGAACAAGTTACCAGATGACCCCGAAACAGCGTATAAAGGAGTATTTACAAATTGGATTGATTATTTAAGCATAGAGCGAGTTTATTATGACTTGAAAACTTGTAAAAGTAAGGTAGATGAATATTTGGATTTATATCCAGATATTAGGTTCGCTTATTTTAAGAATTTAGATTTAGCAATTGTTTGTAGTGAATTATGTGCAAAAGATTCATTATTTCCACCGTATGGATTTTGGGTTGACTATTATAATTTGAGAGATTTACGAGAGCTGATTGAAATTAAATATAAGAAAAAGTCACCTAGTATTATTTTGTAAGTTGGGTGAAAGTAAAAAATGCTTTTTTTTCAAAAATTATAATAATATTAAAAAAATTGATTTAAAGTTAAAATTACTTTTTTTAATATATATTATATATAAATGGCAAATCCTAAAAGTTATAGCTGCGAATTATGCAAAAAGGTGTTTACTCAAAAGTGTGATTATACAAGACATAAAATCAAAAAGGCTCCATGTATTAGTTTAGAAGAAATGGAGCAAATTGCTAAGGCTAAAGAAACCAGTAATGATACTAAGTCTCATCTTACTAGTGTATTCAAGTCATGTTTAAATGTATTGAGAGATAATGAAGGTATTACTGGAGAAAAAGCATTAAAAAATTTATCGTATTTGTTAATACTTAAATTAATTGAACCTCACATTGGAAATGAAATAAATATTGATGACTATGAATATGATTTTGCTTCTCATTTTGATGAAAGTGTTATTGAAGTTAATAAAAAGAGACTATTAGCAATCTCTCGTTTTACTAAATTAGCAGATGAAAAAGAAGAAAATATTCCTGTAATTATGAAATATTTATGGGATATTATTTTATCGGTTCACCCTACTACAAAAAATATATTTTTGAAAGATAAAGGTTTTGATATTCGTCACCAATCAAGTTATAAAAAAATAATTGAGAAATTATACAAACTTGATTTATCCAGCACTGATTATGATGTTTTGGGTAATGCTTATGAAGAAGTTTTTCAAGATATTATGACAGGTAAAGTATTAGGACAATATTTTACTCAACCATTAGTAAAGAAAATGATGGTAAAGTTAATTAATCCACAAATTAAAGCAGATGGGACAATAGAAACTTGCGGAGATCCTACAATGGGAACAGGTGGTTTCCTAATTAGTTATTTGCAAGTTATTTTACAACAAGCAAAAGTTAAAGCTATAGAACCTAATTGGGATTTTATTAAAACCCAAGGATTATATGGTAAAGAATTAGACCCAGACACATATCAACTCGCGGTTTCAAATATGTTAATTTCATCGGGTCATATGTTCGAACAATTAGAAAATGGGGATAGTATTAGAGAACCTATTAGTCGAAAGTTTGATAATGTATTAGCAAATCCGCCATTTGGTATTAAAGGATTAAAATATGATGATTTTGAAAGTTCGCTTAAAAACGAATATATTCCTATTAAATCGGATAACGCAGTTAGTTTGTTTATTCAAGCAATTATTTATATGTTAAAAATCAATGGAAAGGCTGCCGTTGTATTACCTGATGGACAAGATTTATTTTCAAAAACTAATAAAACATTAGTAGCTGTGCGTGAATATTTAATGAAAACCTGTGATTTAAAAGAAATTATTTATTTGCCATCTGGAATTTTCACTTATACTTCGATTAAAACCTGTGTGTTTTATTTTGTGAAAAAGAGAGAAGGAAGTGATGTTTTAGAAACTACAATCAAGTCTACTAAAACACAAAAAGAAAATGGAAGAACTTATAAGTTCTCAAAAACACATCAAACTAGCAAAGTCGCATTTTATGACTTTAATCCGTATGAAGATGTTAAAAATCTGCTGGTTGAAGTTTCTATTGATAAACTTGTGAATAATTCTTATTCGCTTAATTATGCCGAATATATGAAAGATGAAGGTGAAGCCGACAAATACGAAGAAGGTGTAGTAGTAAAAACGCTTGGAGAGGTTTGCGAGTTTCAAAATGGTTATTCTTTTAAATCAACTAATTATGAAAAACAGAATGCTACAAATATTGGTATTCTACAAATTAAATCTATTCAAAATGGAATCATTGATGAAAATAAAATAACGGAATATATTGAAGAAAATAATAAATATAAATCATTTGAAATACAAAAAGGGGATATATTAATAGCATTAAGTGGTGCTACAACAGGAAAAATAGGAATATATAATTTAGAAAATAAATCTTATTTGAACCAACGAGTAGGCAAGATAAATGCAAAACCAGGTATTTATCAAAAATATATATATTATTGGTATGTATGTTGTAATATTGATGAAAAAGTATTAGGTTTAGCACAAGGAACTGCGCAACCTAATATTTCTACAAATGATATATCTAAATTCAAAATCCCGATCCCTTCTCTCGAAAAACAGCAAACTATTGTAGCCTATTTAGATTATATATATGAAAAAGCAAATAAAACAAGTTTAACAAAGATTGAGGAATTGAAGCAATTAAATGAGTTTTGTTTGAATAATCAAAAATTATTTGGAGAGAATAATGTGAAAGAGTTAGGAGAGGTTTGTAGTATTGATTATGGAACAAGAATTGTTAGAAGTAATAATATTGAAGGAGAATATCCAGTTTATGGAAGTGGAAGAGCAATGTTTTCAACGGAAACATTTAATCGTGATGGATTTAATATTCTTATTGGAAGATTTGCGTTATCGTTAGAATGTGTTAGATTTATTAATCAAAAAATATTCTTAAATGATAGTGGATTGTCAGTAAAACCTAAAACCGAAATTTTATTACATAAATATATTGGATATTACTTATTACACAATCAAAATATTATATATAATTGTGCAAGAGGAACAGCACAAAAAAATTTAGAAATGGATGAATTAAAATCACTAAAAATCCCAGTCCCTTCTCTCGAAAAACAGAAGGAGATTGTTGCCTATTGTGACTATAATTGCAACCTTATTAAGCAATTAGAAAACGAAATTGAAAATAATAAAGAATTAGCTGAGCAATTTATTAAGGGAATTGTAAAAAATGTAGGCGTTGACACTGATGCTGAAGTTAATGATGATGAATTAGAAGAAGAAGAAGAAGAATAATTAGAAAATGTGTTATTAGGAATTATTTGTTAGTTTGTTTTTTTTTATCTTTATTAACTATTAATTGATTTGTATTTAAATTTGTATCCGCAAGATTGCGATAATTTATTATTTAAACATTTTACAATCGATGGTGATTTTGGTAGCTTTAATATTTTTATACAATCTATTGTATTATCAAATTCACCTAGTAAATTTCCATCTTTATCAAATACTTCAAATATGTTTAATGTTTTTCGTTTTAATAATGACATTTTTTCTTTAAATTCTTGTGTGTTCATTTTTTCTTTTTTTTTCTCATTTGCAATTTTATATTTTTCTGCATTTTTTTCTCTATCATTAAATATCAGTATTTTAAATTTTTCTTTTTTTTCTGGTCTATTTGATAATTCTTTCATAAATTTTGAGTGGTTACCTGGATTATCTATTACAGATTTCTTTAATCTGTCAATTCTTTTTTGTTTTTCTTCTGGATTGTTTTCTAAATACTCTTTTTGTGTATTTGACATTTTTTCTTTATATCCTTCTCTTGCCCATATTTCTTTTTGTTGGATAGAAATAGCATCTGGATTTTCATCGCGAAACTTTTTGAATGTATTCGTGCTTCTATTTTTATTTTCTGGTAAATTCATAATATATTTCATATGTTGTGAATGTTGTATTAATTTTTCAGGATTTTTTTTATTATGCTCTTTTGTTCTTTCAGACATTTCAGATAATACTTGAGGGTTATCAATGTAGTATTGTTTAAGGGCTAATGAAAGTTTTTGTTTATCATTTTCCGTGCGAATATATCCATTTGCTCCTTCACCACCAATTGTCATATTGTAACCATTAGTATTATTTTTATAATAACTATTATATTTTTCTATATAATATATTTCTAAACTGTTTAATTCTTCCTTTGAATATGCTTCTTGTAATATTTCTTGTTTGAATGTTTCAATACCATATTTACGAATTGCATTATGGAATATTTTAGTCGAACCACACTTCACATCATGTATATGTTGTGTTTTTCGTTTTTCAATTGTATTAATTGTTTGACCTATATAAATTCCACCTGATGGCGATGTATATTTATAAATAATACCATATATCATAATATATTTTATATACTATTTTAAATTAATTTTATGTCAGTTTTATACTTTATTATAAATAGTATTGATTTAAATGCTATTTATAATAGTATTATAAAATTATTATAACAGCATTTAAATAATGGCGTCCCCATATTATGATTTAATAGACGAATTAAAAGTTAAACTAAAGAGTAAGCATATTCCGTTCAATGCTATTATTAATTTAATAAATTGTCAAGATTATGAAGACATTCACGTTTTAATTGCAAAGATAGTTGAAGAGCGAGACCATATTGGTAAAACTATGGAAAAAAATTTAAATGATTTGTTATGGTTAAATAAGATATTAGTGCTATTTGGCGAAGAACCTCAACCATCTATAACAAAAGCACGTCGTCTATTTAAAGCAAAAGTGTTTATAAATATTTACGACTTAGTTGCAGAAAAATATGAAATGCGCACAACTCGTAGCAAATTAACAGAACAATTAAGAGATTATCCTGAAAGAAGGTTTCCATTAGAAATTGCTAAAAAATATAAAGCCTTAAAATGTTTTCTTACTTCTTATAGGAGCAAAGCTTAGCTTAGAGGTTTTATTTATTTTTATTTATTTTATTTATTATAAAATTTTAATAAATAAAAAATATGAAAGTTATTAAAAAATCTGTAAAAGGTTTTAATCATAATCTCTGTCATCTGGGCCGTTACCATAATCTCCATCTTGGTCATTGTCATAATTAAAATCGTCATCATCTGGCACATCTTGTAAGCTATATTCTTCTTCATCTATAGCTTGGTCTATTGCTTCATTTTCATCATTATCAAGATTATACAATTCTCTATTCATTGCGGTTACATTATTGTTTTGCTGTAATTTGCGTTCTTTTAGCGCCTGTTTATCTAATGCCTCGCGCTCTTCGTCATAATTTTCTTTTACATATTGGGTTAGACCCTTTTGCATACCTTTATTCCACTTTTCAAGTTTATTATTTTTCAAAACATTTTCAATTTCGCGTTCTTCGTCAGAGAGATTTTTAAGGAAGTCGGTAATAATAGTCTTTTCTTTTTCTTTTGCCATATTAATTTTCTCTTTTACCTTTTTGTAGCCATTATTAATTAAATTATGATGATTAGACATTATGTTTATATATTCTAAAACATAAGCAACACTGTTTTTCAAAAATTGGTCTTTTGCATAGTCATTTATTTCTGACCCTTGAATTTCTAGCAAAAATTCTTCGTCGTCGCTAATATTTACTAGCTCATTAATCAATTTATAAAATATAAAATTGTAAAACATAGTTACCACTTGTTCGTCAAATATGCTGTTAATTTTTATAGCTGACTTTGAGCTTTTCATAAGAGTTTTATTATGTAAAAATACCTGCATTAGCTCCACCAAAATTTTACAGCGTTTAGCTATTATTTTGAATGCTAGCAACAGCTCAGGTCGCGCGTCAAAGTTATTTAAGTTATTATAGTATTTTTGCACTATGTTAAAAAGGTCTTTTACGTGAATATCGGATAGCTTCCAATGCTTCGGTATTGCTCCATAATTAATATTTTTATTGCTAATAATCGACGGAAACACATATAAAAAGTTTATAATATAGTTTTGGTGAAATTTAATATTGTCAACGTCTATTTCTATAGTCATATTTTGAGAGAATTTAGCAACATCTGATTTGCTAATTGAGCTCTGTTTGCTGATTATTTGTAATATATTTTGTTTTAATAACACATTTGACTTACCTATAAAATTCTTAAAATTACGGAGTTCGCTATTTTCGGCTGCAGTTATTGAAAAGTTGTCGAGCAAAACTTCTAAATTAGTTATTAAGTCATCGTCCAAATTATAGTAACTATTTTGCCTATAGGCCTCAATTAATATACGCATTGCCTCAATGTTGTTTAAAATAGGGAAGTTTGCCGGTATATTTACTATGTTTCGCTTACTTATTATGTGTATTAGTTCAACAAAGGAGGCAAAATTATAAACCTTGCCTTCTTCTTTTAGGGCAGCTATTATTTCATTTATTGGCTTACTATTGTCAAACTTGGCAGGTTTGTCTAAGCATAGTCCTCGCAATTCGTCGTCTAGCGGAACCTGATTATTAAAGTTGCAAAAGTGTATAAATGCTTTATATACTAATTCTTCGCTAAACGCTACTTCATTAGATGCGCGTTTTTGCTTAGTATTTCTAGGGTCATATAATTGCGGAGCATATGTAAGTAAGTCTATGCTAGCTAATATATTATTATAAAACGCTACATAATTATTGTAAGTTGCTATAGACTTGTCTTCGCTTATAAAATAGTCAATTGTGTTTTTAGTCGAATTACAGCACGCATTTTCCAAAAATGGATTGTCGTTTGAATTTTTCAACAATGGAGTATTTTTTTTAACAACATTTTGTATTTTTTCAATAATATAGTAACTAGTGTATATTGCTTTAGACTCCAGTGTTTCTTTAATATTGTTTTGACTTCCTCGTGAAAATGTGTCATATAAGATGGTTTTAAAGCTCTCGTCTAGTGGTTGCACTGTTTCCGACATAATTTTAATTTCGTTTAATGGTGGATTAAATGTGTGCCAAGTGTTAATGGACAAATATTCTGGTATTTCATCTTTTACCGCGTCTGCCGATAATAAGTAAGCGCGTTTTTTATTCAAGTGGGCTACCAATTCTTTATTTGGAAGTATATATTTTTCAATAAGCGCCTCCATTTTTTTCATAATTGTGCTTTCGGACATTTTCAATAAACTGCTCCACGGGTCAATAGAGCTTTTCAACTTATTAGCAACGCAAGCTATATATGCAATAGACGTTTTATCTTGTTCGCCATCTAGAGGATAACCTTTAAACGACTTAATACAGCCTGGAAAGGTCTTTTTTGTTTGTAAAGAGGGAATGTTTATTTGAACGCAATATACGAGAAATGACAATGTTAATAATAGCAGTGACGAATTATATGCTTCTTTATAAGTAGGCATTGCTTTCACTTTGCCTTCTTTTTGCGTCGCCTTTAATATAAATTGTTCGTATTGTTGTTGTGACGGAATATTTGCGTTTTGTATTGTTAAAACATTGTTAATAAGTAGTTCGTGATTATGCGAAATATTTATTCCCATATTAGAGCTCATTGCTTTTAGTATATTCAAGATAATTCCAATATTTGGATTTAGCGATTTTAAATTTGCTTTTTCCTTTACTTGCATTTGTTCTTGTTCTAGGTTTTGGCTTTGGCTTTCTAGATTAACATTTATGTTATAATCTTCTTCGATTGTTGCGCGAGTATATAATTTAAAGCCTTTTTCGTCATAGCCTTCTTCGGTATCAAATGCGATTGTTTTAATAATGTAGCCGCTATATTTGTCTACCCAAAAATTATTGTCATCGCTAATTGTGCCGCGTTGTGCGCATATAGCGTCTAATTCGCGCGCATAGTCCATTTTATTAATAAACACATTAGCCAATCTTAGGAAAAATGAGGGTAACAAGCGAACTCCTGACTGATTACAATAAAGCCAATGTGGCGACTCGTCTTTTATGGCGTTTCTTGTAAAATTAATGCAAAATTTATTTATGCAAGAATATTTATAGGTCAAATCTTTTTGCTTTAATATGTGATCTCTCAATTTTTCATAAGGCGACGCTAGCACTTTAATTTCTTGAACTTCCTCAAGGCTTATTAAATAGGCACTGTTTTTCTCTCGGGCTGTTCTATTTAGCAAGTCTATTTTTGCTATTCTTTTTTTAGAATTTTCGTAATTAGTGTTTATTTTACCTTTAATATCTTCGATGCTTAAGTCATATTTATTTTCGAAATTCTTTAATATTGCGTCAACGTCTTTATTTATGCTGGCTTTTTTAGCCTCTTCATTAGTCATACATTTTTCATCAATAGAGACGCAATCTTTGTTGCTATTGCAAAATATTTGATTACTATCTATAACAAAGTTGTTCTCAAATTTTGGTTCTAGTGTCCATATATTAGCGTTTCTTACATATATATAATTTTTGTTGCTAGATTTACCCGACAATAGCGCATAATCTCCGTCTACAACTTCGCGTTTTTCATCGACAATGGCCACAGCCTCTCTATATGCATTTACTTTTGTTAAGTTTAATTGAGCCATTAGCTTACTTGCTATAAAGTCAATAAACTGTTTGCGGTCCATAGTTTCTCGTTCATTTCTATAATCATTTATAATGCTGTAAAAAGTATTATCATAAACTGCATCAAAATATATTAATTTATTATTATCGTTTTCTAATGATTGCAAAGAGTCATATTTTTTTGATAATACATAACGTTCGCAAGTTGATACTAGGTCGTCAATGTTTCCCTTTAATATATCTTTAGACGAGAGATTGGCTGGCTCGTCTTTATTGCTTTTGTCCTTATCTCTTTGCTCTTCTCTTTGCTCTTGTTCTCGTGTGTGAGCTTTTATAAAGTTTTCGAGCAAGTTTCCTACAACTAAATCCATAATATTTTTATTAATACATTGCATAAAGAAGTCCGCATTATCGATTTTCACAATAGCGCTATACAATTCTTCATTATTATTAAACAGCTCATCGCTTATTTTATAAAAATTAAAAAGCTCAGCCTTTAAGTCGGTTGTCAATATATTTAAGGAGTAAGTTAAATTATTGTATTTGCTAGTCAGGTCGCTATATGTCCCAGCATTGGAGTCAGCAATAATTTTCAAAAATTGCGCAAAGTTTGTTTCTTTCGACTTATAGCTTTTTTTGTAATAATCAATATTGGTGCTTACTAGCTTGCCGATTTTTTTATAATCATTAGCGTGCAAATTATATATATCTATATTTAGAGGTTGTAGGTCATATACAAAATTTACTATATTATAGGTTCTGTAGTCGAGAGACTGGTCGCTATAAAGTTTCACATATTCATCAATAAATGCATTAGCTGTTGGAACAAAGGATTCCATCAAATAGTTTAGACTTTCTAAATAAGGAAGGTCGCTGGGTTGTGCGCTAAAATTATTTATAGTGGATAAGAGACTGTTATTATGAATATTGATGTTACTATTGATGAAATTGTCTTTAGCGTCGTTTTCTAAAACATAGCTGTTATAAAGTGTGGTCTTATTTAGCGCTAATTGGTAAGGAATAAAGTTGTGATTTAAGTTGGCTCTGTCGCATATATTTGTATATGGAGTATTTAGTTTGGACAAATTGAAAAACGGTAATGGCAATGTCATAAATCCTATTATATTGACAAAGTCATTAGGAACTATTTTGATTGGTTTATTATATTTCTTATTATTTGCATAATATGTTTCTAACATAGAGTATCCGTCATTATATACGTCCATTATAAACCGGTCTTTAGAGAGACCGCCTTTTTTTACGCTATAATTATAAAAATCATCAATAATAGCATTTATCATTGTTATTTGGCCATTTACATTTATGTTTTCTTCGCTATAATTTGTAACATTATCTAATAGTTCTGAGAGAGATTTTATGTGCTCTTTATAGCTATTGATTTTCTCTTTTGAGCTATTATTAATCCATTTTAAAGATACGTCGTTTAATGCTTCAATAAATTCTCCTATATGTTGGTAACTATACGAGTTTTTGTCCTCCATTTCGTCTATTTCGCCAACGTCGCTTATTAGTAGGTTGCGGACGTTTGATACAATTGGCAATATATAATAGAGTTTTTTATTCAAATTAAACAGTTGCTCTTTCAAATATTTGTAATGTGTGCCGCGTTCTTCGATGATTGACGGGTTATTGTTTGTGTCAAAATTCGAATATAGAGTTCGCAATTGCAAATAATAGTTTATTTCATTGTGTATTCTATTTATTACTTCTGGTGTGCGTTGCTCTGGTAAATATGCGTTGATTAATTTATCTAAATAGTCATTTGTTTGCTTATCTATGCTATAGCGTTGTTCTTCGTCGGATACATTTACTTCGTGTTCTATGCTTTCGAGCTCCGCGCCTAATTCAATAGTGTCTATAATAATAGATTCATAATTTTGCGCTGTTTCATATACTTTTAAGTCATAGTCTAATTCGCGTGCGTCGCCTTGATATAAAACCGATGCATTGTCACCGTCTTTTTCTTGACTATTTGTTTCTGATGCTGCTAATTTGGTTTCATCCACTTTTTCGCGAATTACAATTTTTTCAATATTCAAAAATTCAGGAATACCTGAATATGCAAAATCTATATATAGGACGTCTTTTTCCGGTAATGTTGTCACCTCTATCATATCGTTTTCGATGTTGGTTATTAGACCATTTAATACTTTTGGGAGCGGTTCTCCGAAATAAATAGAAATGTATTTTTTTACTTCTAAATTGTTTTGAACTACAAAGCTGGGGCTTTTATGCCTACTCAATAGTATTATGTTGCTTATTGACTCTTCTTCTAATTTACCATTTTGTGCTAATGTTAACGTAATTATTTTAGCAGCATCAATCAATACTATTTTTTCCTTGTTAATAAACTTTATAAAATAAATTTTGTCGTGTAGAGAGCTATTTGTTGGGGCATCTAGTTGTATAATATCACCGAGCTGTAGGTTAATATTATATACTAGCGGTTTTGCTTGTGTCTCTCTAACTTGTGTTTCTGTTTCTGTTTCTTCCATTTTACTCATATAATCTTATATTTATAATAGAAATTAATATAATTCTAATATTATTTCTAGTTAAATGTTATTTTTGTATTTTGAACATCTAATAAAACTAATATCAAAAACGGTTTAAAGATATAATAATAAATAATATTATTACTGTGTAGTCGCTATATGGTAAGTATTACCAATTCAATTAATCTTAATGTTACAAATGCTCTAAAGAATGAACACAATTATTTTACTATTAAAAAATATACATTTAACAATAATGAATACAAGATTATCAAATACTCTAAAGAGGTTATTAGTTCTCTTGCGAAGACTGATTTTGCGGAATATTTAACTATTTCAAAGTTTCGTTCTGTTATTATTAGAAATAATAAGGTTGTATGTTTTGCGCCTGAAAAATCGCTTGATTATTCGTTTTTTGTAAATGCATATTCGACGGAAAATAGCTGGTTAGAGGATTATATTGATGGAACAATGATTAATGTGTTTTATGATAATATTAAACAAACGTGGGAAATCGCTACGCGTTCGACTGTTGGAGGAAACATTGTATTTTTCAATGATGTAAAAAATTATAAATATTTTGATAATAACAATTATTTCAAAGATTATTATAATCTTACATTTCGCTCTATGTTTTTTGAGGCGTGTAATATTTGCAATTTAGACCTTAACTGTTTAGATGAAAAATATGTGTATAGTTTTGTATTGCAACATCCTTTTAATCGGATTGTTACGCCTATTGTGTCGCCTGTTATTTATTTAGTGAAAGTCTATGAAATTATTCATCCTATTAACAATGTTTTAAGTGTTAATAATTTAGATCAAGTTACTATTAATGAAATTAGTATTCAGTCTCTTCTAAATTGTCCGCCGTATATTTTTCTGAATAGCAATATTAAGTTTGTAAATAAGTATCCACTAACTAGTTTTGAGGAAATTAAATCTTATTATGAGTCTGGGAACGCGGGTTATAATTGTGTTGGATGTTTTTTATATAGCAAAGACGGAACGCGTAGCAAAATTAGAAATGCTAGTTATGAAGAGGTGCGTAAATTGCGAGGAAATCAGCCAAAATTGCAGTTTAATTATTTATCGTTAAAGCAACAAAATAAGGTAGGAGAATTTTTGCAATATTATCCAGAGCATACTGTTATTTTTAATAAATTTAAGTTGGCTCTTTATTATTATACTAGCAATTTATTTATGAATTATATTAGTTGTTTTATTCGCAAAGAAAAGCCATTAAAAGAATATGAGTTTGAATATAAGTCGCATATGTATAAGTTGCACGAAAAATACAAGTCTGAGCTTAAGCCACATAGTAAAATTATTGACAAAAAATATGTGATTGATTATGTAAATGCGCTACATCCAGCGCAGCAAATGTTTATTATTAATTATAAACATAGTCCTGTTGTTGCTAGTGCTACTGCTCTTAATGAAGGCGCTCAAACAATGATCTTTGATTCGTCTGTTACAAGTAATGCAACATGCCCTAATAGTGTTATTAGTGAAGAAAGCTGTATGGAAGTTTGAATTAACTAATTAATGTTATAAATATTTATTATGTAAAAATAATAAATATTTATTAAAATATAAAAAATATTTATTATATAAATATATAAAATAAATATGGGAAATATATGTGATCTATTTTCTTTTAATAAAGAATGCATTAAAGAATGTAATACTACAAATATGAAAAAAAATAATAATACAAATCATGTTCCGTTTTTAGATATTTCTAATATTTATTATGATGAAGATGCTGAACCTCCGTCTTATAGTCAGTTACGTGATATAAAAAAAAATGAATATGTTGGATATAGTGAATAATAATTGTTGTTTTTATGGTATATAAACAAAAACAACAATTACACGCGACAAAAGTGGCGACCATACCGGCATTGTTCGGCTAGTTTAATCCATGCCATTGCGCATTTTGGGGAAGCAGTATTCTCAAGCATCAACGCTTCGAACCACCAGCTCCAGTCCGCACTATCACGCTTGAGATAACGCATTCGATGGATATGCACAAGTTCGACTGCTAACCCGTCTATGAATTGTGCTTTCCAAGCACGAACTGACATTCCGCGTGCAACCGCTTGTATGATTGTCGCCGCCCGCTTCTCAACATTCCATAATGTAGCCATTGCTGCCGCTGTCCGTGATAATGTGTATGTTGTCACCCACCAACATTGCCTCACCTCTACAGCCTTCCTCATGTAATAAGCGTTGTAGTAATCTGTAAAGTTGAAGAATTTATACGCACCTGAACGCACCAGTCGCCCCCTTACAACCGCCTGTATGGTTGATGCTGCGTACCATTTCTTTAAGGTGGTCACCCACTGCGCTATAATAGACTTGACTTGTTGTTTCACTGTGTCTTCATTGTCTGAACCAGCAAAGAGAGCTGACTTTCTCACTGGATGTGTGGGAACTCCAAATTCAGAGTCGTCTGAATCGTAAGATTCGTCGGTGTCAGTCTGGGTTTCCTCCTTTGTTTCTCGTTCCTTTGCTTTTGCTTCAGCCCACGCCACAGTGACTGCCCAAGCCTCTTCATCTGAAATAGGTTTGGGTTTAAAGAGGCGTTCGTCTGCATCGCTCAATGCAAAACATAGTTTATTTACGCTAATGTCAGTCACATCTTGCTTAATAATATTTTTAGCATCAAGTGGTTCAAGTTGTGTAACAGGAATAACTTGCGGAAAGCAAGACTTAATAAGGCGCTTTGCCAATCCAGCATAGCAATTCATATTTTCTTATTTGCTCTTAATATTAGATTTGCTTACATAAAAAAAATGTATCAATTTTTTTTAGACTATACAAAAATATTATATAAAAGACTATTTACTTAGTTCAGTCGTTTTACTTAGGGTCGTAAGTATTACTTAGGGTCGTAACTATTACTTAGGGTCGTAACTATTACTTAGAGCTAAAATATTCTTTGATTGAATTAATAACTAATATTGCACTATTAGTGCATTCTTCATAATTAAGCATAATGTCATCTTTTGTAATAGAATTTTTATAAGATAATTTGATAATGCTAAAGCTATTGTGTGGATGTTTCTTTAGAAAGCTTACATAATTAAGGTCTTTTGATTGCACAAAATATTTGTCATAAAAATTAAACTCAATAATCTTTCCAATAGTATAATCTTCGTTGTCTAGCGTAATAGTATAGCAGTTTTCCATAGTATCTTCAACTTCTTGAATATAATCAATATTTGCCTTTATTAGATTAAGAGAGCTATATAACTTCTTAATTAATATATTTGCCCCGGTTTCGACTAATTTAAAATTATCATAAATTCCAAGTGTTTCTAGTGTAAAGTCAAAGCTATTTTCTTCAAAATGTCGTTTTGCATCTGTAAACAACCAATCTTTTTTAAGATTTGCGATTTCTTCTTTGTTATATTTTAGCTTTAGTTCTTCTTCTTTTAGTGCCCACGCATCTATAATCTTTACTTGGTCGAGCGAGTTTCCATAACAGCACGTGCTTACTGCATTAAACATTCCGCTATTTTTAGCATTGCTAATGGAAAATTTTGCTTCCAAGTGTAACTGTTCTTTATCATTATTTGAGGATAACTTTGGTCTTAGGCGCAATAAATCAATATAATCTCCGCTAATCGGGTCAGGCGGAAATATTTTTTGAACCTCTGCGCGTGTTAAATATTTTCCTGTTTTAATATTCTTTATTTGAAAATCTTCGCTAGTAATAAATATAATCAAATTAGTGGCATTACTCTTATTTATTTCTAGCACATAATCATTATATGGAAAGTCTTCTAAAGCGTCAATATGAATAGGAATACAACTTAATCGCTGCTTAATTAATTCATTGTTTAGTCGCGATTTATTTGTAAAAATGGTTACATTATTTTTATCGTGAGGATAGCTTTCAATCGCTATAACAGGAATTTCAGATAGTATAATTCTCCGTAATCCATTAGCATAACTAACATTTACATTACTTAAAGTAAAAGTCATTATGCCATTTTGCTCATCAATAGCTGATACTTTAGCCTTATATGACATTTATAATTAATATATATATATTAATAAATAAGCCTTATATTTTTTCAATTTTTATTATTATTGTTTTTTAATAGAAAATAAAAAATAGAAAATTCTATAAATAAAATTGATTTAAAGTTTATTTATTTAATTTTAGTTATTATAATACTAGCAATTATGACATCGTTTATCCAAGAGGTTGTCGCCATTATTGATCGCTCCGGTTCTATGTCTGGTAAGGAAGCCGACACTGTTGGCGGTATTAACTCAGCTTTAACTATTATTAGGCAAGATGTAAAGCCTGGAGAAGTTGTAAATGTATCTATTAAGCTATTTGACCACGAAGAGCGTATGTTAATTAGGTCGCTAAATATTAAGGAAGTAAGACCGCTTGAATTGCGACAATTTGTTCCTCGTGGGCAAACGGCGCTATATGATGCTATTGGTTCCAGTCTTACCTATTTTATGGAGAAAAAGCTTCATAATCCAAACAGTTACAATAAGTGTTTGATTTATGTTACAACAGATGGTTGTGAAAATTGTAGCACAAATTACAATGCGCAATCTCTCAAAAAGCTTATTACTAGTGCTCAGGAATCGTATGGTATTGAGTTGATTTATTTAGGTGCTAATCAAGACGCTATTTTGGAGGCCGAAAAGATTGGAATTTTACCAAGTCACGCCCTAAATTATAGCGAAACCGCAGATGAGTGTAACTCGGCGTATAGGTCTGCCGCTAATGTTGCAAATAGGCAAAAGAGTAGCTCAAATATTGCATTTACACAAGTAGAACGTAGTCAATCATATGTTCCTAGCACTCCTCCAATAAAGAGCGACAGACCTGAACCTCCTCCTATTGTGCGTCAAAAAAGTATGTTTGCTCGTCCGTTTTAAAGCGTAGCGAAAAAAAGCGTAGCGAAAAAAAGCGTAGCGAAAAAAAGCGTAGCGAAAAGTGAAGCGAATAAAAAAAGCATATATTTATAAATAATTTGTTTATTTATTTATAAATTTTTTTTTGGAAAAATATTGCATTGGGTGGGGTTCGAACCCACGAGGCTTACGCCATACGAACTTGAGTCGCACCCCTTAGACCACTCGGGCACCAATGCTATAAAAAATGAATAGATTATTGCTAAATAGTCTATTGTTATTATTAGTATTATGTCTTTAAATAATAATAATAATAATAATACTCTAAACTTAATTATTTAATTTTAAAGTCGCTTTGCTTTGCTTTGCTTTTACATAGTCTTAGAAGAACGCTTAGCAGAACGTTTAGAAGAACGCTTAAATAAACGCTTTAATGAACGCTTTAAGGAAAGCTTTAAGGAACGCTTTAAAGAACGCTTAGATGACCGTCTTGAGCTTCTTGCTTTTTTATTGTATAAATAACCCCCCAACATTTGTTTATATAATTTATAAATATATTATAAATTATATAATAAGTTATACTATTTTACAATAGTATAAAAAATTTAGTGGTGACGTTTGCTGCGTCTGTGTCTTCTTCTTCTTGTGCCTTTGCTGCCTCTTCTTCTTCTTCTTCTGCCACCATGCTGAGACTGATTCTGCTGAGTCTGCTGATAAGTAGTAGCACCACCTTCCTGAACAATTAGATCGTTTGACGCAAACAACATTTTTTTATATATTATAAAAAGATTTTATTTTTATTTTTAATTAAATTAATTTTATTTTTATCAATTATATAATTATTTTTCGCTAAATTTTTGGGGACCCATTTCTTAAATTTTTTATTATAAAAACATTCAATAATATAAGTTTTTCCTAAATTAACATATTTTTCTAAATCTATATTTTCAAATTCGTCTTCGTCGTCGCTTTCTTCTAAAAGATCCAGATTTTTATTTTCTTTTATTTTCCTAAATAAGTCATTCATAAAAACGCTTGTTTTATAGCTATCAATTAGTGCGTATTCATAAAATATTTCTTTGTTATTTTCTAAAATATATAAATTATATATATCAGGAGTTAGCGTTGCAGTTACTTTAAAATTATAACCATAATTAGTTTCATTTTTGTTAATTGTTTTCGACAATTGAATATTTAATATAAAATTTCCTAAATATTTATTATTACTATAACACGCTACGCAATATATATCATAATTTAATTTGTATATAATTTTGAATATACTATCATAATTATCTAAAATTATTCCTAAATTAATATTGAAAGTCGAATTAGTAATAGCTTGTACAACCTTTTTGCATAAATTTAGCTTACTATTAAAACAATTATTATTATTTGCTCTTATAATGGCGTTATAATAGTTATAGTTTAATACACTATCTATTACATAATAATGTTGCACTGATTTGTTGTTGTTGTTGTTGTTGTTGTTGTTGTTATTATATTTGTAAAAATAAGTTCCTATTAATAATACATTATTATAGCATAATGTATTATCATAATTTATTTCATACTTATAAAATTCATTACTAATATCATCGAACTTTTTACTATTTATAAAAATTAACAAACAAAGCATTTCTTTTTTATAATACGTAAACCATAAATAGCCTCGCCTGCCTTTTGGGTATAATATATAATAATCTAAAGTATTTGATAAATTGGTTATATTAAAATTTGAGTTAGTATTATTTACAGGAAATCTGTTGCTAATAGTTTTGAAATCATTGAAACTATTTAATGCAAGTTTTTGATTGTGCTTTAACATTTATTAAATAATATATTACATATTATGTGTTTAAATTAATTGTTTTCAGTTTTAAAAAGAAATCATATTATGTTTTTATTTTGCTAATAAAATTGTTCAATTCATTTTTCATTTCATATGTAAAATCATTATTCAAATCTTTAGAGGTACTTGGCTCTTCGCTATTAGTGGGCTCTTCGTTACTTGGCTCGCTTTTAATAGGCTCAATTAAAACACTATTATAATAATCTTTATTTTTAGTTGTAGTCAAGTTATCTTGAAAAAATAAGTATAATTTATGTAATAAACAAATCAATAATACATATATAACGGTCCATCTAATAATATATAAAATCATTTGTTTTGTTTTGTATATTAACTTAAAAATTTATATTTAATTACAACTCATTATATATTTTGTAATTACTTAAACAAATAATACTAAATTATTATAACTTACTAATATTGCTAATATGATATCTTGTATTACATTGAAAAACGACACTTTTAAACAGTTCAAGATTAAAAATGTAGATGAAGAGAATATTTATAAAAAATGCGGTTATAAATCATCGAATAATTTTAGTAAATTATATACTTGGACTATTGATTCTAGTCTAGAGCTTGAATTATGGTCAAAAGTGGATAGTGTGTCTAAAGTTTATAATCAACATAGCATCTTTTTAAAATATGCTATTAATGTAAATAGCAATAATAAGTGCATTTTTTTGCTTAAAAGTAATAATAACTATACCAATTTAGATGGCAAATATTTTAATGATTTTTTTGATTTAAAGGAAGTAATAGAAACCGAATCGCATACCAACGATGCAAATGCTAACGATGCTGATGCTAATGCCAATGATACCAATGCTAACGATACAAATACTAATGCTAATGCTAATGCTAATGCTAATGCTAATGCTAATGCTAATGATGCAAAAACATTAAAGAATTTAGATAAGAATTTAGATAAAAATTTAGAAAAAAATGAGGACATTGACGTCAATTCAGAATTAAGTTATGAATTATATAGTTATTCAGATGAAGAAACGGACATTTCATAAAATTATAAATATAAAATTGATAATTATATAAATATTACTTGTTATAGTTATAATAAGTAATATATGAGTAAATATACAAGAACTATTAATGACCCTGATAAATTTCGGCAATGTGTGATTGCTAAAATTAATAATGTGATTAATAATGAAAAAATAAGCACAAACTTAGAAAAAGGTATTTATAATTATACATTAAGTGTAAGCGAGGAAAAAAAGCTTATTAAGAAGTGGTCTAATGATTCGTTTGTAGCGCTATATATTCAAAAATTACGTTGCATATTATTAAATCTCAAAAATAAGGAACTTGTTGATAAACTGCTATTAAAAGCGTTTAAAGCTCACGAACTCGCTTTTATGAACCATCAAGAAATGCGTCCAGATTTATGGGACTTATTAATTGAAGAAAAACGTATTAAAGATGAAAATAAATTTACGCCAAAAATTGAAGCATCTACAGATGATTTTATTTGCGGAAAATGTAAATCAAAAAAATGCACATATTACCAATTACAAACGCGAAGTGCAGACGAGCCTATGACAACCTTTGTTACATGTTTAGATTGTGGAAATAGATTTAAGCGATAAATTGCGTTGGACTTATAGTTATATTTATAAAATGTCTAAATCGTGTAATTTCCAATATTCAAAATTGTTATTTGGTAGCGGTCTTTGAATAATAAAAGGAATTTTTTTTTGTTCTAATTCAATTAAAGCGATTACATAATTATCAATAATTTTCTCATTTCTAGGTATATATGGTTGTGCTCCATTATTCAATTGCTTTACACGCATACCTAGTATTTTAGTTTTTTCATATTTTGTCAGTAATGGTATTGTTTTATGCATTTCATCCACAATAACACCATCTTTATCGCGTGTAACTTTGCATAGTTCCTTTATTTCGTTAAAATTTTTATGTAAGCACTCATTATGAGAGCTTAATATATGATTCATCTTAAAATTTTCATTTAATTTATAACTAGCACTGTCACCAATGTCTTCCACCTCATAATCATATTTTACATAATTTGTTTTTGCATTATCAAAAACATTGATTTTCTCTGATGCCTCGTCTGAATCATATAACTTGTTTTCGTCTATTTCTTCGTCGTCTGTTTCAATTGCCTCGTCGTCGGTTTCAATAGTAGCAATGCTTTGTTTATCTTCATTTTCCGTAGACAAGTCATCTTCGATTTCATCATCTGTTTGTTCTGGTTCTTCAATCTCTTCTGGTTCTTGGTCGTCACGATTGGTATCATCCATAATATTAATATACTAATATACTAATATACTATTATTTTAAATTTATATCAATTATTTATTCTATTATTTATTCTATTATTTATTCTATTATTTATTCTATTATTTATTCTATTATTTATTCTATTATACTTTGAAAAAAAATAAAACAAAATATAAATTCTTAATTCTTTATGTTGTTTTCCATATACAATCGCAATGACTGCATAAATATAAATACTTCATTCGAGTATCGTCATATCTAATAAAAATAATCTCCTTTTTTTTTGCATCGTAACCTGACTTATTTGTTTCGCAAGTTTCATTAGGACACTTAATATAATTAATTCGTGGCAGTGTGATGTCTAATTTTGTATATTTATTAATATGAATATTAAATTTATCTTCTGATACATTAATATTTTCTTTTAAAATACAATTATTGACATTTACTAATTTATCATCTGTAGTCCCGCAATTTCTACAATAATAAACAATTTTATCACAATCTTGATTTTCTAACTTGATATAATACATATTATTACAGTTAGAACAAAAATCCATAATTAACTAGTATATATTTATAATAGTTAATTATTTAAATAATTACTCAATTTTACAATATATTAATTATTAATTATTAATTATTAATTATTAAATATTAATTATTAATTATTAAATATTAATTTCTAATATTAATTTGCTCAATTTATCATATTCTAAATCATATTTTAAATTATATACGCTTATATACAATTTTTGTAAGTTGGTGTTTGTTGCATCATTTATTAAGTCTTGATAAGTTACCCTATTTTTATCAATAAAATCAAGAATTTTCTCCTTATTTGCCATAAATGTGTCGCCTATTATTGCTTTAAATTTATGCATAATTGCAAGGGTGGATTTACTTAAACTATTAACTTCTTTAAAACATACTATATTAACCACCTTAATTATTGCAAATTCTATATTCTTATAAGTAACCAAAAAATTATATTTATGTACATCATTATGGTCAGCTTTAATTCCGGGCTCATTTAATAACGGATTAGCGCACAATATACTCGATAATGTTAACAATAATGAATATATTGTTTGGCACGCGGTCCAACTTTCACCCGCCCAAGTATTCAAAATAGACAAACACACTTTTCCGTTAGTATATAAATTCGGATTAAATCGCATTGACCCGTCATTTGTCAAATAATGAACCTCCGGTGGCGAAAACGGAAAATTGCTCGGAAAAATGAATTCAAAAAAATAATATCCGTAACCATATGGTGTGTCGCCTTGACCCACTATTAGCGCATAACCTTTCATAATGTTTTCTTCATCGTGCATATAATATATATTTTCCGAACTTAAAGAAGCGCCGTTGGCCATTATATATTTAACATCCTTAGCTATTCTTTTTATAGCACTATTATTTATACTCATAATACATAATATATTTAATAATTTATATTTAATATATTATTTTTAATTACATTTTTTCATTTTTACATTTTTCAAATTTTACATTTTTAAAATATTATAAAATTGAAATAAAAATATATTAATATATATAATTATTAAATATTTGTAATGACTAATAATATAACACATAGCAACTCTAATTCATCTAAATGGGATGACTATTTAAAATCAGTTAAAGCCGATAAAGGTGTCATTAGTCATACCAAAATAGGCAGTAAAGAATTAAATATTTATGGTGGCAGTTATAGCATCACAAATTTACCTGAATTTTGGAATAAATATTATACCCACGTATTTGAAGAAAAGTCGCGTGAATATTTGACTGAAAAACAGTTAATTGAAGACGGCCCTTTATTGGTTGATGTCGACTTACGTTATGACAAATCTGTTACTGAGCGCCAACATAATAAAGACCATATTATTGATTTAATTGCATTATATGCTAATAAATTAAACATGATTTATGATATTCCCGACAACTCAAAAATAAATGTGTATATTTATGAAAAACCCGACGTCAATGTTACTGAAGATAAAACAAAAGACGGTATTCATATTGTATTTTGTATTAAAACACACAAAGCGGTGCAATGTGTTTTGCGTAAAATGGTAATAGACGAAATTAAAGGAATATGGGATAATATTCCTATTACAAATAAATATGAGGACGTATTTGACGAAGGAATAACAAAAGGCTTTGTCAATTGGCAAGTTTATGGCTCTCGTAAGCCACAACATAAAGCGTATTGCCTGACTTATTATTTTGAATTAAGTTATGACAATGCTGAAGAGCTATGGAATTTTAAAGAATCCAATGTTTCAAAAATCGCCATTAAAGAACACCTGCCATTAATGAGTGCGCGTTATAATGGTCATCAATCTTTTGAATTAAAAAATAATGCTGCCATTCTTGCGAAAATAGAATTTGAGAAAAAAGAATTGCATAATCGCGAACACAAAGCTAAAGTTAATGTTATTAGCTCAAAAGTCGATCTTAATATGTATGATTTTGCAAAGATTGATAATAAGGCATCATTAGACAACCTTCTAGAATGTTTTATTGAAGAAATTGCATGTACTGAATATGAAGTAAAAGAAACACATCAATTTGCTATGATATTACCTGAAAGCTATTATAATAGCGGTGCTTATAATAAATGGATCCGTGTGGGGTGGGCGCTTAAAAATACGCACGAAAAATTATTTTTGACGTGGATTAAATTAAGCTCATTGTCGAGCTCATTTAATTATGCAGATGTGCCGCGCTTTTATAGTATGTGGAAAAGCTTTGATATTAAAAATAATGACGGCCTAACAAATCGCTCTATTATGTTTTGGGCTAAAACGGATAATCTTAGCGAATATACTAAAATTCGCAGCGAAACTATTTCTTATTATATTGACCAAACACTGCAAACTATGATTTTGAAAGATAAGGTTACAGAATTCGACTTGGCGGTTGTATTATATCAACTATTTAAAGACCAGTTTATATGTGTAAGTATTAAAAATAATCAGTGGTATGAATACAAAAATCATAAATGGGACGAAATCGATTCGGGCAGCACTCTCCGATTATTAATATCCAAAAAAATGCACGACATCTATTGTGCTAAGTCGCACGAACTTATTGAAATCATTACTAAAAAAGAGAATAATGATGAAAATACCGAAAATTTAAAAATTCGTTCGCATAAATTGGGCGACATTTGTATTTTACTCAAAACAACTAGTTGGAAAAACAACATTATGAGAGAAGCAAAAGAATTATTTTATGATAAAGAATTTATGAATAAATTAGATGCTAATCCGTATTTACTATGTTTCAATAATTATGTTATTGACTTTCAAAATAAAATACACAGAAAAGGAAAGCCAGACGATTATATTTCTAAATCTACAAATATTGACTATATTCCTTATAGCACTTTAACGAGTTCGTGCAAATCAAGTGCTAACGCTAATTACGAGTCTATTATGAAGGAAGTTAATAAGTTTATGGACGAATTGTTTCCAGACGAAGAATTGCGCCGCTATATGTGGGAGCATTTGGCCTCTACATTAATCGGAACAACCACCAATCAAACATTCAATATTTATACAGGCAGTGGATGTAACGGTAAATCTAAATTAGTCGAGCTAATGAGCAAATGTTTGGGCGATTATAAAGCAACAGTTCCTATTACACTAATCACGCAAAATCGCAGTTGTGTTGGCTCAACTTCTTCCGAGATTGTTGCGCTAATGGGTGTGCGTTATGCAGTTATGCAAGAACCTAGCAAAGGTGACAAGATTAATGAAGGTATTATGAAAGAAATTACTGGTGGCGACCCTATTCAAGGTCGTGCACTTTTCAAAGACAGCGTCACGTTTATTCCGCAATTTAAACTTGTTGTATGCACTAACGTATTATTTGATATTAATACAAATGATGATGGCACTTGGCGTCGTATTCGTATTTGCGATTTTATGTCTAAATTTCTCGATAGTCCATATGAAAATGAGGATAAATTTCCTAAGACTAATTTTCCGTATCAGTATTTGATTGATAAGAAAATAGATGAAAAATTTACATTATGGGCTCCAGTATTAGCTTCTATGTTGGTTAATATGGCATATCAAACGCAAGGTATTGTTAAAGATGCTAAAATTGTTACAAGCATTAGTGATAATTATCGCGATGGACAAGATTATTTGACGGAGTTTGCTAAAGATAAAATCTCTAGAAAGCGCGATGGAGTTATTAAGAAAACCGAGTTATTGGAAGAATTCAAAAAATGGTATATTATGCAATATGGACGAAATAATATACCAAATGGAAAAGAGATTATTGATTATATGAGTAAGCAATATGGAAAATGCGCTAAAGGTAAGTGGTATAATGTTGAAATTAATTATGATGATGCTAGTGATAACGAGGAATAGTGTATTTTGTTTTATTTGTTTGTTTATTTTTCTTATTTTGCTTATTTTGCTAAGTATTTTATTGTTTTTATTGTTTTTTTAATGTGTGTGTTCTATGTTTATGTTTACGCCTTAACGATCTGTGTGGTCTTGGTTTTTTTGTTCTCCCTTTTTGTGTTCCCACTTTATACATTATTGATTTGTGTGGTCTTGATTTTTGTTTATGTGTTTTAACTTTTTTCGTTATCACTTTACGTTTTCTAAGTCTTCTTCCCTCAGCAGCAAATATTTGTTGCCATAGTCTTCTAGGTTCATCACTAAATTTATTTTCTAAAATGTTAGTAATAACTTCTGCTTTTATAGCACTATCTGGATTATTAAGTAAAAAATAATGTCCGTTATTGAACATTAGTGCACTATTTGTGAATTCACCATATGGATATATTGCATTGCCACGTGCGTCTCTTCTAACATCAGCATAACAAGGCATAAAAGTTGTTAAGTAAGGAGGAGCATCGGGATTTCGTCCATCATAACTTAAAATCAAATAACTCCGTTTATATATATATGGTAAAAATACAAATAATGCTTCCGGTGTATTGCCTAAACGTCCTAATATTCTTAACTTTTCTCTTATAAATTCTTCATTTGTTACTAACAATTGTTCTGTCAATTCAAAGTAACTAGTCAGGTCATTGTCATCTACATTAATTATTTTATTTTCGCCTAATTCGCTGGGTATTCTAATGCCTAACTCAATATGTCTGTTTCTTGCTTCATAATATTTTTTTATTCCATCTATTATTAATTCTATTAATCCGTCTCTATCAATTTCAAGTACACGCTGTATTAACATAGGGTCAGTATCGAGAGCGTGGTTAGTTTGAAAATCAATTGCAGCAACATAAAGACCGCAAAAACCATCGCCACGTGGATTAACAACAGTCCATCCGCCTCCATTAAATAAATCATAGAGTCTAGCCCTTGCTGGATGTTCTTCTGAAAACTCATTAATCCACTCTTCAAATGGCTTTTGACTTGCTTCTCTTCCTTCATCATGCTCATCTTCTAGAGATCTTAATATTGCGAGCTCTAGATCATCTAGACCTTCTAGTCCTAAATTTACATCCATAACAGAACTTGGTGATGGTATCTTCTTTTTTTCTGAACCCTTTTTTTTTGAAGATTGTTTTGAAGGTTTTCTTTGTGGTTTTACTAGTTTTTGTTTTTCTGCTAATTGTTTGGCAGCTAATTGTTTGGCAGCTTCTGCTGCTTCTACCGCTTTTGCTGCTTTTTCTGCCTGTTGTGTAGCTAATCTATATTCATCTGCTCTAATTGCGGCTAATCGCTCTGTGGCAGCAAGTCTTGCTAATTCTTCGTCAAATGCCTGATTTTCATCATCTAGACTTGCTAATTCCTCTGCAAAATATGCATCTAGTTGTTCTGCATCTATTTTTTCCTGTTGTGCTCTGGCTTCCATTTCATTAATTAGCTCTATATCAGCTGGACTTGCTTCTCTTGCATTAAAAGACATATTATATATATAT